GTTTTTGTAAATCTTTTAGAACGCTTTTGATTGATGGCTCACCGTAACGCATGGCCATGACAACTTCTACATCTTTGCCCAAACTTTGTTTGACAGCCTCTACCTGCTTCTCAGTGTATACACGCAAGGGACTACCTTCTTCAGTCCATATGCTTTTGTATTTGGCTGCACTCTTACTGGGTCTAACTCTCAGTATGATTCCATGTAATATGATGCGCCATACTGCTGCTGGGATTTCTACTACACGTGGATCAGCTAAAAATTCAGCTAGATATTCACGTAATGCTTTGGCTGTAGGAGCGGTAGGAGTGCCTAATTGTACTAATACTACCGCTGTAGTTAATGAATCACCATGTTGGTAATCCTTGTTTGCTGTAAATCTATTCATATATCACTCTGCATCAAAAAAGAACATGTGCCACATTCTACAATTTTCGATATTGTCTCCAAAATATTCCATGGCAGCATGAATAAGACCGCCATCATAAATGACCAATCTATTAAACACATTGCCCACAATGTCCACATCCTCATAGATCGTTCCATCTAAGAAAGTGATCTGATTAAAACAGTCCATTATACGTGGATGGCTACAATGGCGCACTTTATTCTTTTTATAAGCAGCCATTCTAGTACCTGCTTGAAACGGAGCGTCAGGAGTCAAGTAAATTAGGCCTGCCCAACGTTGAAAATCTGTGTGCCAAGTAGTATTTTCACCTGCTACATTATGTTGGAAACGTCCATTCATTCCGTGACTTTCCCAATTGGTAATTTTTAGTCCCATGATTTGTTCAAACTTTTCTTTAAGACCAGGAAAGAAGAACTGTTTACGAGTACGTTTGCCTATGTAACCAGGATCGTCAAAGAATTCTTGACGCATGGCAAACTCACGCACTGAATAAGGATCATCATAGAAATCATCCACAATCCAAATACGTTGTTTAGCTTCTTTACCCATGGTAATTGCTGGCATGTGTTCAAAATCAAACTTAAATGGTTGATATTGTGCTTCTGCACCTTCTGGATAATAGGGACTGAAGTAATTATATAATCTTTGATTGTCAAATATCTGTCTAGGTAAGTCACTGGTGTCATGGGATTTCATCAAATGCCCACGTACTGCCACTGGATCTTGTTGTCCATCTATGGGAACAAAGGTATTCAAGTACTTTTGTCTTAGTTCGTGTCCCAATGTGCTATGTTCACAATAAAAGTGGCTGTCCTTGTAGGTTTGCCATTTTCTAGCATTTGATCCCATCCATTGCAGTTTCCAACCTGCGTCCTGTATTAGGCTATTGTCCTGTAAGTACACACTGGGCACATCCACCCAAGTCCATTGTCCATCTCTAGTTTTTTCTCTACGAAAATCACTGAGTGTGTGTTTTTTAAAATGCTCACTACGACACACATAGGCCTGTCTATTTTGAATAATACTTCCAGTATCAATGCTTTTTAATCTAAAATTAACATGCCCACTTAGATGAGCCATTGGCAACCTCAAACAGCTATCTGGTGATGCAATACTCACAGCCCTATAATAATCAATAAATCCATAGTTGGGAATTTCATCTGCGTATGTTACGAACACAATAGTATTTGGAGGAATGGCTTTGATCATGCTATCAAATAGCATGTCATGTCTTTCTTCCATAGTGTCGCCGTTTTTTGGCAAGTCTTCTCTTAGAACTTGTACAATTTTGATTTTGTCTTTGGGCAGTTCTAAATGATCGAGATCTTCTATTAAACTAAATTCCCGTGTACCACCAGAAAGCGTATAATTGGCTTCTGAAATTATAAATTCATCAAACCTATCATAGAGATATGTCAAACGTAGTTCTAATAATTCTCGTTCGCCTTGATAAGTAAAACAATTTATTACTTTTTGATCCACTTTAGTTCCTTTGTTATATACGCTTATTTAAGCCTATACAGCAAGGTCTAAAAATTTTCAGCCTATAATTACGTCGTCTGAACCACTGATAATGGTATGATTGTAGTGTCCATCTGAGTTATATTTGTCGTCTATTCTTCCCATGCCAAGACCATTGACAAACACTGTGGAGCTGCAAGTACTCAATTTAGGAGTATGATCCACTGGAGCTGGGACACAGGGCACTCCATCTGGGTGTGTGGTCATGGTGTCACCTTCTCTTACAGCACCATAACCATTGATCAATACATCACTACTTCCTGATACGCTGGCCTGCGTAGTAGGTGTATTCCAATGATAAACCCTTTTCCCACAAGCAGCTCCTTGTGCGCCGTCTGTGGCTGCTACCTTGCTTGCTCCGTTAGATAAAGCTGCTCCTGGCATCAGTCAGCCTTCCCACATTTGGCACGCTTTGCATTGGTCAGTGCCCCAAAGTTTACTGGCCATTCCTTACCTGGCTGTAACTCTACTGCACCTTTAGGATATGCAAATTGCACGCCTGCTGCTGATTGAATTTGGCTAATAGGCTGTCTAAATTTAGTAAGATCATTACCCAATCCACCAGCATGTGGGAACTGCCATCCTGCTATTTCATTGGTCTGATCGTTGATCACAATCTTATAAAAACTAGAAGGAACAACAATGCCTGTGCCAATTTTCTTATCTTGAGCAGTGTACACAGCACCTACATATATAGTATAATTTTGATTAGTTTGAACAGCCCAACCTCTTACACTAGTTTCTAATAATTTCCAAATGCCTCTGTTCAATCCACCTAGTTGTGGATACATGTTGGTCATTAGAAAACTTTCGTATTCTACTTGCTGGTCCCAACTCATGTCACCATCTGGAGCAGCATGGCCTTTGTCATAGCCTGTACCTGTGTAATCATCTGGTCTTGGACCATTTGCCACACTGGCATCAGCTACAAAAGCATTGGTACGCTCAACACAGCCCAATGCATTAGCAGGAGTTAATGTATAAGCTACATACCCTGGAATCTTAGCAGTGGCATCATATGCACTTAGATATGCTCTACGACAAATAGGTTGTAGAGTTTTAGTTGTTTGAGCAAAGCCATATGGACTGTGTACTTGACAACGCTCTAAGGGTAAAGGCGGTGTTTGATTCCAAGCAAAACTGGGCAAGCTTATGCCCATTAACAAAGCTAATACTAAAGTTTTCATAATCTTCCTACCATTGCTTCTACCATGCCGTATTGACCATCAAATGATTCTAGGCTTTTGCCTATGATAGAACCAATTTTGGGATTGTCAGTGGATTTGGCGTATCCATCCCCAGCTGACACTAAAAAGTCACCTTTATTTACCTTGCCCTTAACTCTCACTGGTGTTCTTCCTTGCAGAGCAATTGCTACTACATGTTCACCTTCACACTCACTGTTCATTAAATATGCAGGATTTTGTGACACTACACCAGCAAGCCGTTGTGTATCCGCATCAGCTACGGTCACTTCCTTTTCCCCGCCAATCATTAACACAATACCGTAATCGTATTGTTGATCAGATACATAATTTTCCGCCAAGTCAGCATAACGTGCTGATGTGGCAGTACCAGTCATAACACCGGCACTAAAATTACCACTGGCATCACGAGCAATAATAGCACTTGCTGTGTTGGCGCTAGTGGCTGTAGTGGCAGAGTTACTTACTTTGCCAGCTGTGCTAATTGTTGATAGATATGTGTCAGCAATGGCTGATCCTTGCCATACTCCAGTGCCAATAGTACCAACACTAGTCAAACTACTACCAGTAACTGTGCTGTTTAATGTAGCACCAGTTAAAGTGCCAGCGGCTGCTGTTACGGTAATTGCCGCGCTGCCATCAAATGCTACACCGTTAATATTAACCGTTGCCGCTAGTTTAGTTGCAGTAGCAGCATTGCCTGTACAACTTGCAGAACTACCTGTGGTATTTTGATTTAATGTAGGAAAAGTACAATTTGATAATGTCCCGCTTGTTGGTGTGCCTAATGCTCCGCCACTATATAACAAAGTTCCTGATGTTGGTAATGTTACATTGGTTGCGCCTGTTGTGGTTAGAGTAACGGCGTTTGCGCCGCTTAGTGTTAAAGATGCACTGGCTACACCTAGATTACTAATAGAGTTGGCGTTTGCATCTAATCCACTCTTTACTGAAAAACTTCTTTTAGTTGCCATTTGATTCCCTTTTCCTCAAATTTTAGGCTATTTAAATTGCTACTGCTCTAATGGCTACATTGAATGTTGTTGCTGCATTTGTTGGTGTAGTTAATAATCTAATATTACCTCCAGATATATCCATGTCAAATATGGCCAAAGCGGCTGAAGAATATATTTCACCATACTCTGTCATATATACTGTTGTACCATCATGTACAGCTAATATCTTAGTTAAATGATAGCTGGTACTACTGGTTATCGATACTAAAAATTCCACACTTCTATATGTGGCAATGGCCAATTGAGCAACTACTTGATTAGCTGTTGTTGTAGTTGTTGTAAGTGTGGCAGTATCTTCTAATAATAAGCTGTCAATTGTAATGCTGCCCGCAGCAATTGATCCAGTGCCAGTAATTGATGGACTGTTAATAGTAGGACTTGTATCCAACACAGCCTTACCAGTACCAGTCTTGTCTGTGATTTGATATGTATTAATTTTGAATACATTGCCTGTGCCAGCAGTATCAAATGTCTTGTTGGTAAACACATCAGTAGTGGCTTTACCTACTAGTGTGTCAGTGCTCGTTGGCAATGTTAATGTACCAGTATTAGAGATTGAACTAATAACTGGACTGGTTAGTGTTTTGTTAGTTAAAGTCTGTGCGGTTGTTTTATCAACTGTGGTAGCAGTATCTATAGCAATGGTCACTGCTGCTGAACCATTATAGCTGGTTCCGCTTAGGCCAGTTCCAATAGTCAATGTTTGGGAAGCCGAGGCAGTTACAGTTACACTTCCACCTAAATTAACTGATTGTCCATTAATTGTAATACTACTATTAGATAATTTATTGTTGGCAATTGAACCAGCTAACATGGTATTAGTAACAGTGCCAGTATCACCAGTTGTTACAACAGTACCAGTTATAGCAGGCAATGTTATTGTGTTAGTGCCTGCTATTGCTGTAGCTAATAAATTAATTGTTCCACTAGTTGATCCACTAAAGTTGGCACCAGTACTGCCAATAGTTGGTAATGTTAATGTTTTACTGCTTAATGTCTCACTGCCAGCTAATGTGGCCAATGTGCCTGTACTTGGTACTGTCACACTAGATCCGCCTGATTGAGCTGTTAATGTCAAATTGCCTGTACTGATTGTTAATGTACGTCCTCCGTTGTTAACGCCAGTACCACCATATGTTGAAGTAATTACAGTACCTTGCCAAACACCAGTGCCAATTGTGCCTACGGTAGTTAAGCTTGAAGTAACTACTGCTGACCCTAATGTTGTGGCATTGAGTACATCAGCATTATTGATTTTAAATGACTTACCAGAAGCTATGTTCCAATGTTCACTACTAGTCCAATTGCTGTTAGTACTATCCCAAGTAATAGTTTTATCTGTGGCACCTTTAACTGTGATACCTGCACCATCTGCTGTAGTGTCTGTAGGAGAGCCAACTTTGGCCAGTTCAATGTTTTTATCAGTAACACTTAATGTCGTTGAACTTAAGGTAGTTGTATTACCGTTGACTGTTAAGTTGCCACTGATTACAGTATTACCACCTACACTTAAATCTCCATTAACAGTAGTTGTGCCACCGTTGGAGCTACCAATGTTTACGTTACTTGTAGACCCGCTTGCTCCGCCAGTACCAATGTTGACTGTTTTGGTAGTACTTCCAGCTACTGTACCTGTTGAAATATTTGTTGTACTGGCTGATGTTCCAGTGTATCCAACTGTTAATGCTGTTGAACTGGCAAATGCTCCAAATGTAGCACCACCGTCTATACCAGTTGTAAACGTAGGACTTGTTCCAAATACTACTACGCCAGTTCCAGTTTCATCACTGAGAACACTGGCCAATTCACTACTACTTGTTGCAGAAAATACACTTAATTTATTACCAGTATAGGCCACTGTGCCACCACCACCAAATCCTACGCTAATTGAGTCAGTGCCTGTGAATGTTAATGTATTACTGGCTGTTAAAGTTTTACCATCTGCAATGGTCAATGTTGACCCAGTTGCTGGTGTAGTAAGTGTAACCTTATTGATTGTTGTAGCACTGGCTACACCTAATACTGGAGTTGTCAATGTTGGGCTTGTATCAAGTACAACTTTACCTGTACCTATTTTATCACTTACTTGTGTGCCATTAATTTTTAATACGTTACCAGTGCCAGCTGTGTCAAATGTCTTATTGGTCAACACATCAGTTGTAGCTTTACCTATCAATGTGTCAGTGGCTGCTGGCAATGTCAATGTTCCCGAGGCTGTAGCTGTGGCTTGAACTAAAGTATTGCCACTGCTAGATCCTGCAAAATTAAGGCCAGTGCTGGCAATTGTTTTACTAGTTAACGTTTCAGTGCCTGACAATGTGGACAATGTGCCTGTTGTAGGCAACGTGACTCCAGTTGTACCAGTACTAGTTAATGTAACTGCATATGCTCCATTTAAGGTCAGTGATGCACCGGTTACACCTAAATTTGAAATAGTATTAGCATTATTATCTAATCCATTTTTTGCTACAAATCGTTTATTAGTGGCCATATTTTATTCCAAGTTATCTAGTATTATATTTATTGTTATACTGAAATTGCATTGATTGAGACCTTATACACAGTATCATTAAACACTGGTGTGGTTAACAATCTAATATTATTAGCTGAAATATCAGCAGTGAATGTGGCCAATAATTGGCTAGGGTTGGACAAGATCTCTCCGTACTGTGTCAAAAATACACTAGCACCATCATGCACTACTAGAATCTTTAAAGCATGATAATATGCGCCACTGGTCACTGACACTGTGAATTCTACAGTTCTATATTTTATGCCATTAACTGTGGCTGCTATTTGATCTGTTGCTGTGGTAGTTGTGGTCAGTGTACTTGAATCTATTAGAACTGTTTCATTATCCAATGTAACTAAACCAGCAGCAATTGATCCAGTGCCTGTGATAGTTGGACTAGACAATGTCTTGTTAGTAAATGTTTCAAGATTGTCTAATGTAGCCAATATTCCTGTAATTGGTAATGTTACATTGGTGGTGGCTGTAGTTGTAAAATTAGTACTATATGCGCCTGTAGTAGATAAACTTCCACCCAAGGTCAATGTATTGGTGCCATTGTTAACGCCAGTGCCGCCATATGTGGGGGCAACAATAGTGCCCTGCCATGTACCAGTGCCAATTGTGCCCACTGAAGTCAAACTAGATCCAGTTACTCCTGAACCCAAACTTGAAGCTGATAGTACTTGTGTTTCATTAATCTTATAAACTTTGCCAGTAACTAAGTCTAAATTGTCACTGCTGGTCCAAGACGATGTTGTTCTTTTCCAAACAAAGGTTTTGTCATCAGCACCCTTTACAGTAAGTCCGCCGTTGTCTGCGGTATAGTCCGATACACCACCAATATTAAATGTAATTGAGCCCACAGTATTGGCATCATCTGCTTGGAAGGTAAACGAAGTAGTGTTCAATACGTCAACCACTCTGGCATTACTACCAAAGTCACCAACACCGCTGACCTTGGTCAACAACATACCACCAGTAATTCCAGCAGTGCTGGCTAATCCAGTAATTGTAGATAAACTAGCGGCGTCAGCAATTACACCAGTTTTATTATTTGATGCAGAAACCACACCTAATTGAATGTTTTTATCAGCTATGGTAAGCTTGCCAGAAGTTATTGCAACTATTCCACCTAAGTCAATATTCCCATCAACAGTTAAGTTTTTAAAATTAAGACTGTCACTCCAACTTGGCGCAGAACCTGTACTGACCATGACCTTATTGGCTGTGCCAATGTTTAACTTGCCCAATGACGTTGTGCCATTGGCATAGATCATATCGCCACTAGTATAGCTGGTTAAATTAGTACCGCCCTTGTTAACTGGTTGAGTAGTATGATTAACTGAGTCTAACAAATAACTACTGTTATTGCCGTTTACTGTGGCAGCATCAATCACATTGTCTTTAATAAAGACCTTACCAGCAGTGACTCCATCACCTATAGTAAATTGACTTTTACTAAATGCTACCACACCACTGTTGGAGTATAGTGCGTCACCACGAGTTCCATCTACTGGATCAATGTTTAATGTGACATCGGCGTAGAATTTATTAACACCACCATTTGTGAAAAAATCACCTGTTAAACTTAAAGGACTATTAGTGCCTGTTTTTAAAGTTTGAACAGCTCGAGCCCAACTGCTATCACCTCTGAGGAAAGTTCCAGTATTGGCTGTACCAGTGGCTAGTCTACTGGTGTTAATTATACCACTAACTATGTTACTGGCATCAATGTTATTGGCACTTAAACTACTCCAGTTAATGGCCAATGTAGATCCAGTATTGACCACTGAGGTAATCTGTACATTTTGTAAAGTAAATGTAGCTGAGCCACTGCCAGTGCTAGACAAGTTAATAGGGTTAAAAGTCTGACCATTTATACTGGACAATGCATCTGCTTTTAATTGATGTAGGGTAAAGCTATTTGTAGTTACAGATCCAATAAAATAAAAATTACCAGATGGTATGCCATTTGGCAATGATGAGCCTGTTAGACAAATAGGATCGCCTGTGCTAAATCCGTGTGTGGGCAAATATATGGTATCTTTGATTAGATCAACAGCATTTACGGTTAGGCTTTGTGTACCTGTGCCGCTACTAACAAATGCAATCTTATTTTGTATTGTATAATCAGTACATAATTCAACGGTATTACTGTCATATACTTTAATATAATATACACTGCCACCAACTAAGCCACCTATATTAACATACGGTGATGATGTATATTTTACAGGATCACCATTACTAAATCCATGACTGCTAATAGTTATTCTACTGTTAATATAATCAACATTTCCGCCCACTGAAGCTGCATTGAATGACTTTACTGAGTTTGTAGTTAAAGTGACAGTATTGATTAAGGCATTGTTATCATAGATATATTCTGGAACAATACTACTTGCTGTAAACTTTTGTGAACCTACAATATCTACATACAATCTCTTTTGAATACTAGTAACTCTTATACTAAATTGAACAGCATAAGTGCCACCAATATTAGTATATGCAGCACGTATTTGATCGTTAACAGCATAGCCACTGCCACCTCTAACCAAATAAACATTGGTCACTGAACCATTAGTTACTGTAATGTCTGCTATGGCACCTGTGCCAGTTCCAGTAATTGATACTAAAGGCACATTAGTATAAACTTGGAACCCTGATGCTGGTGTATATCCAGATCCACCTACAATATTTGCGTTATCAAGTGAATAAAGTACACCGTATACTGTATCAGTAACAGTACCTATTGCTTGATAATTAGCACCAACTACTGATGTTATGCCTGTAAAATCATAATCCTTTGAAGGATCCAATACTAAAAATTGACTAGGTGCCTGTTCAGATAGAATATAGTTAACAGTTTGTCCAGTAGTAATTGAGCCTACATTACTAGGAGTGACTGATTGATTAGTGTCGCTTGGGGTACTGTCACCTCCTATGATCAACGTGTCTGTGGTATTAAAGGCAGCATTGAATGTGGATTTTAAGTAGCTACCCACAGTTATTAATGTTGCAGCAGCCACATTGCCTATGATAACGCCCTTGGCTCCTGTGGTGTTTTGCTCAACTACTGTGCCATCTGCTGCTGTTATAGCACGATCTAAAGTCAATTCCTGTATGCTATATGTCTCTGTAGCAAGGTCTCCGTTTAAGAGATTTACTGCTGGAACATTTTCAACTTGTACTAATCTACTATCATAACCTTGGCTACGATAACTTAGGAAGTTTCTAACTGGGGGGATTAAATCTGCATTAAGTTGGCCCAAGCTGTTTAACTGTGGAATAGCACCAGATACGTTGTTAGTGCTAACACGCTTGTCAATGAAGTCACCTAGTCTATTTGCTAGATAACTCTTTACTGCTAATTGTGTGCTTAGTCTTGTATCCTTTGGTCCACCTACTTCATTATCACCTAAGCCAATATCTGTACTAAACTCCTCAATGGTCACATTGCCCACAGCCAATCTCAATGCTGCCAGCGCACCAATTGTAACTGTGTTAGTAAATGTTACGTTACCAGTTTTGTTTTCAGCTTTGATGAAGTCACCAACTTTGAAGTCACCAAGTTCGTTAGTACCCGAAGTATATACTCTACCAGGAAGATCACTAAATTGTTCGTAATCAGGATCACCTTTGCCACCGTTTTGTGGTAAGGCATTATAGTCTGTGCCTGATCCTGCATACTCCCAAGAGTGACTACTACTATTAACAATACTAGGTCGGTGTAACCAAATTTGTTTCTCTGGCAAGTTACCTAAATTTATTAATTGTGTGCCATTGGTCACTGGCAATATTTTTACATTTACTGTGTAAAGTGTATTAATGGAATCATAAGCATTGACCACTATACCAGCAACAGGACTGGATGAATGATCATAATTGATAACGCTAGTATCATTAAACGGTCTTCTTGATATTACATTGTTTACAGTAACATAATCTAAACTGACTATTAGCTCATACGTTAATGGATCATAAGTATAAACATATGCTCTATTTGGGCTGCCACCAGTTTCACCTTCTATTACTCTACCTGTGACAAATTTATAATCACCTGCATCTAAAGTTAATTTTTGATAGTCAGTGTGACTGTCAACAATTGTATCTACATAAAACTCTTTGACGTTCTTAATAAATTTTTGTTGCCCAATGCTGGTACCTAATATATTAACTCTAGAGGTTAAACTGTTATCATAGAATAGGCCAAATTGATTTACGGTTTTAAAATCTACATAATAGGTTTGTTCATTTGTCAGACCAGGAACAGTTGCGAATGAATTACTGTTATAAATTACTTTTTGACCGTTTAATAAACCGTGTCCAGTAATATTAAACACATTGTCACCAGCATCAACAGAAGTAGCAGCATTAAAGTTAACGTAATCACTAGCTGAAATAGGTTGATAGTTAGCTGAAATATCTCCCACATTACTATAAGATATACTAACTGGGGCTGATGCAGGATCATCAATAATGCCAATGATAATGTCAAACTTCTGTTCTACAATAAAATCTATACCTAAGTCTACGACAACTGCCATACATTCTTGTTTTAGGTATTCAAATGCTGCTATATTTTGAAGTGTTTGAGCTGTGAGTGCAGCTACATCAGCATTGGCATAACTTAAACCAGCTTCAACTGATCTACTATTACCACCTGTTAACACATCATTGGCCACTGCTTCGACTAGCAAGCCAACATCTCTATGGCATTTGTCTTCATCATAGACAAAGCCTGATGTAAATGGACTAATATTACCATTTACTTGTATGGTAATCCAATCTATAACTGCTGTTTGTAACCTAGTTTTATTTTCTAATAGATCAAAATAGGCATTTTTGTATGCAGTATCTCTAAACCTAATTACATAATCCTGCACAGGTAATTGGCCAAACCCAATAGCTTGGAGCGTTTGTTGTGCGCCATTAGTACCAGTACCAACTACCACACCTCTATTGAATGAGAACGCATTGGGACTATATCCACTGGCTCTAAGTGCATATTTGCCAAAGTTAGTAGCACTGTTAGTAATACTTAAATATCCACCGCTTTGGCAATAGCTACCATTCAAGCAGAAGATCTGGAAACAGCTAACAATCTGTGCATAAGCATCATTGATTACACGCCATCCTGTGCCACCAAAGCTCAACATGGTAAAGGCGTTGGCCACCATGGACTTGCCTTGCTCTGGTTCTGGTCCTTCTACTGGATTTTCTACTTCATTTGGATTTTTTGGCTTGTTAGGTGTGTTAACTTTGTTACCATCAACCAATACACCGTTGCCGCCTAAGAAACTGATAATACTACAGTTTTGAATATAAGGAGAAATTGTAATAGTGGGACGGGTGTCAGGCATGTTTGTATAGCCTGTTCTATCACAGTTTGTGTCAGCGGGGTCATCAAAACTCACAGCATAATCAAATGTGAATTGTGGTGTTCCATTGACGTTTAGATTATCTCTAAAAGTAAACCCAGTAAAGTAACACGCATTACGCACACGCAACATATCTAAGTTGGCGTTTAATGGGCGAATGTTACAGGCTCTTAGTCCAGCACCCTGTACACTGACATTGTCTGGAATGATAATTGGGTTGTCTTCGTAGTATTCACCGTTGGCCACACTGACTACAAGCTTTTTATCGTTAGGCTTGCCATCTTCATCATAGACAATACCACTGGCTATTTGCAAGGCACGTTTAACTGTTTTAACTGGTTTATTAATACCGTCGTTAGCATCGTCACCATAGACATTACTGACGTTTACCTTGCCGCCACCAAATGCATCAGGGCTGACAAATTCTAATTCACCAGTGGCATTTTGTCCTAGTACATATCCGTCCAATCCCAATGCTGGCGGCAATGTCATTGTGTAAGATGACAACAAATAATCAGGTGCTTTGAGGTTAACTGATGTCACACCATTTGTAGCAAGTTCTTTAAATTTAAGTTGACCAGCATTGTTAATAATTTGTTCATCAGCTTTGATCGTAGTACCGTCAACAGTTGATGGGGTTGATCCACCAATTGGGGTACTGTTAATCGTACCGCCGGTGACTGCAACATTACTAAAACTGCTTGATCCAGTACTGGTCACGTTGCCAGTTAGGTCACCACTAAATCCAGTAGTGGCTGTGATTGTAGTACCCTTTACTGTACTTGCTGTTGTTGCTCCAATTGGAGTATTATTAATCTTACCACCAGTAACATCAATATCGCTAAAGCTACTTGTTCCTGTACTGGTCACATTACCTGTGACATTGCCAGTTAAGTTGCCTGTGACATTGCCAGTTAAATTACCTGTGACATTGCCAGTTAAATTACCTGTGACATTGCCAGTTAGATCACCACTGAATCCAGTGGTAGCTGTGATTGTAGTACCTTTTACCGTAGTTGGATTTGTAGCACCGATTGTTGTAGTATTGATACTGCCACCAGTTACAGTAATATTGCTGAAACTACTAGTACCAGTACTGGTCACATTGCCAGTTAGGTTGCCACTAAATTCAGTAGTGGCTGTGATAGTAGTGCCTTTTATTGTAGTTGGCGTAGTGGCACCTATTGGTGTATTATTAATCTTACCACCAGTAACATCAATATCGCTAAAGCTACTTGTTCCTGTGCTGGTCACATTACCTGTGACATTACCAGTTAGATTACCTGTAACATTACCAGTTAGGTTGCCTGTAACATTACCTGTGACATTACCAGTTAGGTTACCACTAAATCCAGTAGTAGCCGTAATTGTAGTACCTCTTATAGTGCTAGCAGTAGTAGCACCAATTGGTGTATTATTGATACTACCACCAGTTACATCAATACTACTGAAACTACTAGTGCCAGTGCTGGTCACATTACCTGTGACATTACCTGTGACATTGCCAGTTAGGTTACCTGTGACATTGCCAGTTAGGTTACCTGTGACATTGCCAGTTAGGTTACCTGTGACATTGCCAGTTAGGTTACCACTAAATCCACTAGTAGCTGTGATAGTAGTTCCTCTTATGGTACTGGCAGTAGTAGCCCCAATTGGTGTAGTATTAATACTTCCACCTGTTATGGTAACATTGCTAAAACTACTTGACCCCGTACTGGTTATATTACCAGTAACTGAACCAGTAAAAGTTGCATTGGTACCATCAGTTCCGTTGTCTAAAACCTTAGCATCATTATTGGCAACGATATCACCTTTTAAATCACCTGTGACATTTCCTGAACTATTACCTTCAAATGATCCTACAAACTTATCTGTGGCAGTGACCACTGTGCCAGTAATAGTAGTTCCAGTGATACGAAATGGAATGGTTTTACCAATCTCTGTGTTATCTATAGTACCTGGAGTACCTGTGGTTGAATAAATTGCTACTTCATTAAATGTGCTTTTACCACTGCTATTTACATTACCAGTGAATACTGCATTAGTTCCATCGTTGCCATTTTCTAATATTTTACTGGTGCCATCCGAGGCATAGACATCACCAATAAGTTTGCCTGTGACTCCGCCCGCTGTATTTACAGTACCAGTAAATGTGGCATTGTTTCCATCTGTGCCATTTTCTAATATCTTTGTTACACCATCGGCAGCATAGATGTCACCAATTATGTTACCAGTGAATGTGGCAGGAACAGTAGTACCATTGCCATTTTCTAATACTTTGGTAGTACCATTGCTGGCATATACATCACCAGTTAAGTCTCCTGCTACGTTACCTGTGACATTGCCAGTTAAATTACCTGTGACATTGCCAGTATGCACACCAGTTGTATTACCTGTAACATTACCTGTGACATTACCTGTTAGGTTACCACTAAATCCAGTGGTAGCTGTGATTGTAGTACCTTTTACGGTACTTGGAGTAGTAGCACCAATTGGAGTGGAATTGATACTACCACCCGTGATTGTAGCACTACTAAAACTACTTGATCCTGTACTGGTTATGTTGCCTGTAACATCGCCTGTAAATAGAGCATTAAGCCCTGTAGATCCGTTGTCTAATACTCTTATGCCATTGGTAGAGTATACATCACCTCTAAGGTTACCTGTAACATCGCCTGTGACATTGCCACTTACGTTAACATTTAATGTGCCGCTGTTGCCTGTTAAATCAAGACCATTTACTTTGAGTGTGCCGGCTACATTGAGATCACCTTGTATGCCCACTCCGCCTGCTACTGTTAAAGCGCCAGTGTATTCATCAACACTAGACTCTTCAGATAAGATGCTTACAGTTACAGGATCCTGTATCTCCAGTAGGTTTTTAGTTATGTGAACTGTTAGTTCATCATCATTATAAAAGTCAAGTTCTTCTAAATCACTGGCATCTATATAAGTTTTACCAGAAGTATTTCTAAATCTACCTAATACTATAGCATAATTTAATTCAGTCCAAGTATTTACACCGTCGCCTATTTTGAAGTTCTTATTGGTCAGATCAATACCAATTTCACCTTGTGCAAGTTTAGGATTGATTCGTTCCCAATTTACTAGGGTGTCTCTTCTTAACTGTATTTTTTTTGCCATTCTTGTCTCCAGCGATTTGCTTGGAGACTGACTCCAAACCGCCCATAAAACTATTTATTAAGAACGGCTTGGTTATTAACTAAGCTTTAGGTCAATTGAATTCCGCTGGTCTTGCTTAGATATTGTTTGCCAATATCATCATCTGTGCGAGCAAAAGTGATTACTGCTGATCTAGCAATGGCATACTCTTCTTCAGGTCTCACTGTCATCATGTATGGAACCATGCCCATACCCTGCTGACTCATCATCAACACACTGGGCTTGGTAACATAAAAATTGATACCATCTTCACGTACATAACGACCGAGGATCTCTTCTCCGCTACTTACTTTGAAACTGATAATATCATTGGTTTTAAACTTATTTTCAACTAACATTTTTATCCTTTATATTGTTCGAAAAACTCTGCTGGCTTGCTATCTAAGCCTTGAAACCCACCTGGTAATAGAGTAGTACCATCAAAGATCTGTGGTACACTACGCAATCCTTGATCCATTAAGAACTCTTTAGATTCAGGTTCATCTTGTACATTGATAGTCTTGTAAGGAACGCCTTTACTTTCCAATAGGGCTTTAGCTCTGTCACAAAATGGACAGTCATATTTTGTATATACTGTTAACATTACTTCTCCTTTAAAGGATTATAACATGGGCAACTCATCATAGTCAATACTATCGCCCATGATCCCTATAACATAATTAGTCGATTCATTTTCCTGTAAAGCAGTCTGCTTTTTACTAGTATCACTGTGTTTATTAAACCAAGGAATGGGAGTGGTCTTGGGTGCAGGATTCATATACTTTAAACCAATGTCCTTTAAGGCTGCGGCTGCTGTATAATCCACAAAGTCTTTTAGAATATTGGCATTTAATCCAATCACTGGACCTTTCATAAACAAATAGTCTGCCCAGGCCTTTTCCTCACGGATTACATCCATGTACATACCATACACTTCTTGTTCACAATCTTGTTTTGCTTGAGCAAATCTTGCATCTTCCTTAACCACTTGATTAATTAACCAAGCAGTCCAACCTTTATGTAACAATTCATCCTGTAGGATTAGACTAATAATATTGCCATTGCCAATAAAGATTTTATTCTCTACCATGGCTAGGCTGGTGGCAAATGACACCATAAACCTAAATGCTTCTAAAGCATAACTGGCATTAAGAGCAAGCCAAATTGATCTAATGTGTATTTTTTCACCAACTTCTTCTCCTAGCTCTTTATGACAATTAATCATGTGCAACTGGTCATAATAGTTGCCCACACTTGATGCCATGTCCACAATCTCTTTGGTGTCATGTATGGTGTTAAACACATCCTTAGGCACATTATAGATGTTACGAATAATATGGCTATAGCTACGACTATGTATGTTAGTTTCAAAGAAACTCCAATTATACATCAGTGCTTCCATCTCAGGCAAACTTACCACAGGAGTGAATACCTGTGCTGGACCACGTCCTTGTATACTGTCCAAAGCTGTTTGACGTAGCAAATTGCTGGTAAAGATGTGACGTATGCTACTGCTAGCATCTTTAAAGTCACTGGCGTCTTTGGTCAAACTGATCTCTTCTGGCACCCAAAAGAATCCACGGGCTGTTTGTTCAAAGTCTACGATCTTTTTGTATTTTACTTCTTCAAATCTTTGTATAGTAACTGGACCCATGGGATCCAAGAACATTTTACGATTTAAATAGTCTGTCTTTGTCTCTAAGTTATATTGTGCTTTACTCATTTTATTAGTTTATTAATTATTTTAATACCTGCGTAAGTCCCTAAAACAGTAGTTATCATTTTGAATACTGTACTCCAATCTGTAGCATTGCTTAAGGTTATTTTAATGGGTCCTGCTTCTATTGAATCTGTGGTCAGTGGATGTTCGAAGAATTGCAAATGATATAAAAACAAATCCCAAGAGTAATGAATTAATAGATATATTGCAAAGGATATTAGAATCCCTACAAATATCCCTCTACGATACATCATAATTTACAAGCCTCACAGTCCTCGTCCTCAATTAATTCTCTCTGATTGTCAAACCCGTTGTAGTGTACTTCGGGAGTGGGTTCAGGCATTTTACTACCCTGCTTGTCTATCAAACTATAATACAGCGTCTTCAATCCCCAAATGTGTGCTTGCATTAGGTTCTTGGCAATCAATGTACTAGGCACTTTACGATCTGCAAAATGCTTGGGACTATAGAATGTATTGGTGCTGATGCTTTGATCTACATAGGCTGCTAGTACTGCTGCTGTTTTCAAATAGCCAACACAATCCTTCTGTTCCCACATAAGTTGGTAACGATTCTTAAGTCTATGATACTCTGGAACAACTTGTATAAAGCTACCTGCTTTACTTTCTTTCACACTGATTAGGCTCATAGGCATTTCAATACCATTAGTGCTGTTGATAACTACACTGCTGGACTCCACTGGGGCAATGGCCATCAATGTGGCATTGCGTACACCATACTGTTTCATATTGGCACGTAAGATTTCCCAGTCAAGTTCTGGTGTAAACTCTGCTAGATCATTAACTGTATTGGCTCTAAGTTCCCAAGGAAAAATGCCCTGTCCATATCTTGTCTTATGGCTATCTTTACAAGGCCCACGCTCCTTGGCCAGTTCCACTGTGGCTTCGGTTAAGTAGTATGCTTGATGCTCAATCCAACTCTTAACATCTTGAAGCGCATCTTTGTCACCATACTTATAGCCACGCTTGGCATGCCAATAAGCTAGATTGGTTACTCCAATACCTAATGGTTGAATTTCGTCATTACTCAGTTTGGATTGAATACTGAGGAAGTCCTGATAATCAAGTATGTTACATAGGCTGCGCTGGAGAATACGACAGGCACGGCGCATATCCTCGGGATTTCTGAACGCACCCCAATTAATCGATCCCAAGGTACATAGAGCGATACGGCCATCGCTGTCATCCAAACGCTTGAATGGGCGAGTAGGAAGTAGAATTTCACAGCAAAGATTACTCTGGTAAATTGTATGATAGTCAGGATCAAATGGACCCTGCTTCATAACATTGTCAATGAACACTAGGTAGATACGTCCTGTATCTGTGCGTTCTTTTAAGATGCCACTTTTGAATACTTCTTCAGCAGCTATGGTTTTTTTACGAATGCCATCTTGCTGTTCGTATTTTACATAGAGTTCTTCGAACTTTTCCGTATTTGAGTAGAAGGCTTCGTAGAGGTCCGGTACTTGGTTTGGGTCGAAGAAAGTAATATTTTCTTTGTTCTTAAACCTACGCCAGAAGAATGCTGAGAGTACGACACCATAGTCCATATGTCTGACTCTGGTTTCTTCGGTGCCTTGATTATTTTTGAGCACAATAAGGTCATCAAATTGGTGATGCCAGATCGGATAGAATACAGTCGCTGAAGCATTTCTAATCCCTCCTTGTGAACAACTACGTAGATCCCCAAACCATTTCTTTAAGAACGGAATCATGCCGGTATGCATGATCTCGCCTCCCCTAATTGGACTACCCAACGGGCGTAGTCTACCAATCTCTAACCCAATGCCTGCACGTTTGCTGGCATATTTAGCCATCATTTCGCCTGAGGCAAAGATGCTGTCTAAATCGTCATCACTGCGTATGAGAACACAACTACTAAACTGCTTAGTAGGGGTTCCGAGACCAGCCAATACTGGAGTCGCCAAAGTAAATAACCCATCACTGGCTGCATTGTAATACTCCTTGATATAACGCATTCTGGCAGCTAACGGCTCTTCCTTATGAAAGATTGTGGCTGCTGCAATAATATAACGAACTTGCGGCGTTTCATAAATCTCTTTGGTACTACGATTGCGTACTAGATATTTTTCAATTAGCTGTTCAATGGCTGCATAGCTATAATCCTCATCACGTTCATGTCGTACAAACAAATCAATTGTGTTCCAGTCTTCTTCAGTATACCATTTTAGTAATTCAGGTGTGTACAGTCCTACCTGTACATTGCGTTTAACAATATCATAGATTCTAGGAACATCGTAGCTACCATATACATCCTTACGTAGCATACTGAGACGCTGTTTGCCTGCCACATATTGATAGTTTGTATGGCCTACATGCGGATTACTTTCAATATCAATCAAATCAACAATAGCACGTAGGGTAATCTCATCAATTTCCTTAGTGGTAATGCCATCGTAAAAATGTGGCTGTGCTTTGATCTCTATCATGCTTTGGCTTACATCTGCAATACCACTGCATACTTTAGCTATCTGTGTCTGCCATTTGGAAAGGTCTAAAGGAACACTTTCCCCATTTCTTTTTTTCACCGTAATTTTATTCATAGCCTTATTTTACAGTAGTTTTACGATTAAGCCAAATCTTATTAGCTCAATATTTTGTAAGTGTAAGTTAATTTAGCCTGATCCCCCAAGCTTTGAGTATTTTCACCATCATAAGTATAACGAAGCTCTACGGTATATCTATTGGATATTCCAACTGTGTATTTTCTTGTGCTTGCTGAAAATATCAAATGAATATCTTCATAGGTAAATTGTTGAGTCATACCTACTCCAAAATAATCATAGTCATCAATCATTTCAACTTTTGGATTGCCACTATTATCCAAATTAAGTACATCAACTACTACAGACAGTTTACCTCTGCGTATTCTTCGTTGGTTGGTACTTTGATAAAGGTATTCTACCTCCAAGTGACATGAAGATGGCACTGGCAATCTAAATAACTTTACTGGCGTTGTCGAGTAAGTTAAGTTAACAACATTAGTAAAAGAATTTGAATAATTTGCTTTACCAACTACTTCACTGATATAAGGTTTGCTGTACGATAAATCTGCTGGGTTTGATAAATTGTGTCTGTCTGAATAGTCTTGTACAGATATGTTGCTAGGGACATCAAATTCTATAGAGCCATATCTAGCATCATCATTATTGCCAAATAAATCTCCTACTAACGTAAATGTATTTTGACTACTGATGTTTCCAGATCCATTATAAACTTTAATGCCTTGATTGCTTATTCTATTAAAAGAATTATTGGCAATGATATTGTTTCTTGGACCAAATTTTTCTCCATAATCAACTAAATTAGTATCCTTACCAAAACGTACAGCTACTTCTAGATTCTCAAATACACAATTTTTAATGGTGTTATTTAAAATATCATATTTGGAGTCAATACCTACTTTAAAGTTTTTAATATTGATATTTGTGAATAAGTTATTTTTACTGGTAATTAATTCAGTAGTTGCCATTATGTTTATGGCACAGCTTGATAGAGATCCAAGTTCTCCATTCCAATCACTGCTTAAATCTATGTTGGCAAATTCACTATTTTTTACACTTTCAAGTAGTAAAGCATTGGCATTATTACTATCCAGTATTAGGCTAAAGTTTTTTAATGTTACTGAACGACATTGGTTCTCTGAAGTGCTCAATGGTACTGCACTATCATCTACATAATTTTCATCATTGGTCAGCCTAAATGCAGAGCCTGTGCCTGTATATTGAAAAATAGTTCTTCCTTGGCCAGCTCCTATTATGTGTGTATAACTGTGAATATATATGGGATGATTGAATAAGAATACTCCTGCACCAAACTCCAATACGGCTCTTATACTGGGTGTTCCATCACCTTGCAATGAGTTAAGGTACAGCTTATTAATAGCGTCTTGTATGGCCTCTGTTCTACTTGTTTGAGAATTGGCACTAATGTCGCCATCACGTACAGGAAAAACTCCAAAACTTTCCGCATTTACTCTCTCATCCAAACGCTGTTGTAAAGGTCTTGCTACTGGGGTGTCTACTCTTTTATAGTTGTAATTGGCTACGTCCAGTAAATTACTACGTTGTGTTAGGATTTCTGTATTGCCAATAAACGGCGCACCTTCACTGGTTTCTCCATTACCAATATACAATTGTTGTGTGTCAACACACCAAGCCATCTCAGCACTGGCTAATCTAACTCCGTTGTCCTGCCCAGGTATGCCATTCCAAGGTGCTCCACGTGGGCCATCTTTCTTGCCTCGACGTATTTGGATTCGGCTAATTTGTACTACAGCCATGTGATTATCCCCTTATAGGATATTTATCAGATGTTCGAATAGTATTCTTCTAGCCTGTCGAACCAACGATTAGTCCAATAATCAAAATGTTCTGGTAACAGTCGAAACTCTTGGTACTCGGGCTCGCCCCATTGACCAAGAGCAATCTCTGGAGGCTTTACACACATCATGATAACACCTTTACGTATGTTAGTGCCATGCACTTGATTATGTGCCAGAGCATAGGCAGTGAGCTGTAGGAAGTAATCATCAATCCACTCTATCTTTTTTGGCTTGTTGGTCTGCTTGAAGTCTAAAATACTTTCTTCACCTTGGTGTAGGCCCACACAATCGGTAGTACCTGCATACAATTCAGGATAGTACAAAGGCACTTCACTGCCCCATATTTCTGTAACGTGTCCAAATCCTTTTTCAATGACCTTTTTGGCCATTACTAGACTTTGTTGTGCATAAGGATTAGAAACCGTGTCTTTGATGCCTTCGCCCTTGACATAGCGTTCAAGGAATGTGTGCATACGAGTGCCACGATTGGCTGCTTCTGTAGTGATTTGCTGTGCCTTAGCTTCACCTACACTGCGGCGCCAATTAAGTAGAGCTTGTTTGGCTTCTTCTGGTTTGGTTTTTTCTAGTACAGTGGTAACGCTAGGAACTTTGGTTCCATCTGGGCAAGCATATAAACGCCGTCCTGTGCTGTCATCTCTGGATAATTTAGTATATTGATATCGTTCTATTAGTAAAGTCATACCCAATTATACTACAGAGTCAACGGCTTGTCAACCTATTCTTTTTGCCGTTGCTTTTTTAGCCATTTGACTTACTGTGCTACGACCCGTTTCACCACCACTTTGTTGACTGGCTGTTTCAGCACTGGTCTTTAGCTTGACTCCTTGTGGATCAAAACTACAGATGTCTTTGAAACTGGGATTGGCATCAAATCTAGGACCAAACTTATCTGCGCTATCAATGCGCTGTCCTAGGACGTTTTCTGTTTCATTGCCAAGAGCACGCCAACTAATAACTTCTGGATTTCCTCTGCTATCGGCGGCATTTTTCTTTGCCACCAATAGGTCAAATAACTTATCAGTGGCTTCTGTTACTTTTTTTTTTTGAAGTTAGAATTGTGGCTAACTTACGACTGTACATACTTTCTCTCATGGCACGACCAGCTGCTCCACCTTCTGGTGCTTCACCTGCTGCTTCTTCTGGTGGACCTTCTTCTGCACCCATGCCACCGCCTGCCCCTGCTAGCCCTGGACCAGCACCCATACCACTTGGAGCTGGACCTCCTGTGCCTGTTAATACACCTACAGCCTGTGCCAGTGCCTGACGATTCTTTTCAAGTGCCAAATAGATTTCATCCAATGCTGGACGAACTGTTTGCTCAAATTGTGTGCTAGTATCACTGCCCATTTCATCTCTTATAGAGTCTAATAAATCTAACATAGCTTCTGATTTCATTGAAGCAACATCTTCTAACCAGCCTGTAATACGATCAACCATGTCCTTACTGGCCATGATTAATTCTGCCTTTTCTTCTTCGCCTTCTGTGATAATTAAATCTCTTACAACGCCTTTGGCTGTGGTTTCGTCTAGGTCATAACGTACAATTAGTTCGCTAACAACTTCTTCATCAGCATCACGTTCCATCATTAAACGCTGTCTTGCGTTCTGCACCCAATCTTTATTGAAACTGTGCCCTTGTAGACGACGCATAGCATTGTGATATTCTTTTAGATTCTTCATCTTTTTCTTCTTACCTCTAGTACCCTCTTCCACATCATCTTCTTCACGTGTTTCACGTTCAGCAATCTCTTGATTAATCACATCAAGAAACATTTTGTTCTTTTGATATTTGTGACTGCTCAATACACTGTCATAACTTTCATTAGTTTCAAATTGACTCTGTGCTGTTCTTAGTTTGTTTCTTGCATCATGTAACTGCTCTGTGGTGAATCGTTCGAGGTTGATACTGTATCCAAACTTTTGGGATAAACTTTCATTAAGTTGTCTACTGGTAAGTGGTTTATGAAGATCTTTGATATTCATACTGGGTTCCTAAATATTTAAGTTATTTATCTAAATGATGTAGCAAACGCATTGCTTATTTTATCACGATAGTAGCCTGCTCGATCTCTAGTTAGTTCTCCTCGCCAGAGGTACAAATCTCTTTTAACTAGGTCTTTGGTTTTCTTGTATAGTTCTTTAAAATTTAAGTGATCGTTATAATTAGCCCAATAGTGTTCATCTAATATCTTAGTTTCAATTAGCAAATCAATTCTATTTGTTCTATGATAATTAGCTGCCAATAATGCACTGCTTTTTAAATTAAAAACTTCTATGAATATCTTGCTTTGATTCTGTATTCTTGACAATGACCAACTAGCATCTTTATTCTTTTTAATAATATAGTTCTTATAGGCCACACTGCCGTCTGGTAGTATGGTCAACGGCATCATGTCATTGACATCTTCTAAAAACTTTTCTAATTTCTTAGCGACTTGCTTGATAGTCATTGGCTACAACCTTTGGATCCTTGTGCCCTATCTTGATCAGCAAATGTTTACGTATCATAACTTCGGCTATTTGTTGTTCACGTTGAGGCATAGTACTTAGCAAAGTAGGCCTAGTTAGTTTGTCCAATAAGGCACGTTCCTCGTTAGTAGTATAGATTTCAAAACTCTTAATCAGTTCGTTGATTTTCATCTAAGTCCTGCAATACGTAGCATGGCTGTGAGTTCAGGATCCTCACTAAGTCTACTTTCTTTTTTAACTTGCATAGCTTTTAGTAACGCTGTGTTGGCTTCTGCACTTCCTGCTTTAAATTTACCAGCACCTAATTTTTGATCCACAAATGCTTGATCAAGTCTTTGTTGCTTGGTAACGCCTAATTTTTCTAAAGACTGGCCTACTGAGCCAGCTGCTGGTGCTGCTGGTGCCCCAGCTACCGTCATACCCTTTTCTGGTTTGGCTCCTGGTGGCAATTGTAATGGTTGATCAGCAAGTGATGTATACTTTTGCACTCCATTCTCTGGATTAACACCTGGAGGAACTGCTGCTGGTGTTGCTGCTGCTGGTGTTGCTGCTGGTGTTGCTGCTGCTGGTGTTGCTGCTGGTGTTGCTGCTGGTGTTGCTGCTGGTGCTGCTGCTGGTGTTGCTGCTGGTGCTGCTGCTTGATCGCTATATTTGACCTGTTGTTTTTGATGTGCATCAAGTCTCTCTTTAGCTAATGCGTCATCATCATATGGATTTCTATCAGTCATTCCAGTATCAGCACCAGGGTTAGGTACTGGTTTGGCTGCTGGTGTTGATGGTGCCGCTGCTGCTGGAGCTGCTGGAGTTGATGATGAATTACCTGGCATGTACGCAGGTACCTCTGGTGCTTGATCGGCTCTTGTTTTTTCAATTGTGGAATCCAACTCAGCTTCTGGGTTAGCATTGTCACCACTTAGGCTAGTTGCTGGTGCCTTGGCTGCAGCCAATGCTGATGCAGGTGTTACTTTAGGCTGTGCTGCTGGTGGCGAGGCTCCTTGATTAACTGGCGTACCATCTCCGCTAACTAATTGTCCGCCTGATCCTGTGCCTACTGTACCAGGTTTTGGACCGCCTCGAGTACTATTACTTGCCGATGCTGCAAAAGGATCGCCTATGCCCATACCTTCTACCTCTGCTACCATTTTGATTGTACTCATAGTTTTTGGATCAGGCTGACCAGTTTGATCTAACCCTGCATACTTTTGAAAAATACTAATTGCTCTAGCAGTATCTGCGTATTTGGTAGTATAAGATTCTTGTAGGCCAGATAGTTGTCTTACTCTAGCTACCTCAATTTGCTCCAATAGAGCCTTGGCAAAGATTTGCATTTTATTCATATTAGATTCCTGCTAATTTTTTTAAATTTAATACGTCCTGATTTCCAGTTTGTGTATTCAGTACGCTTACTCCAGCCACACGTTGTGCCAATTTGGCAATGTATGCTGCTTCATCTAAAGGTTCATTTAGACTTTTGAATTCTTTTTCTAATTTACTTATGGGATCTTCTTCACCAAAGTTTTCTGTAGTTGGTGCATTTTGTTGTCCACCCTGCTCTGGTGGGGCACCTGCAGGAGGTTGAGAAGGAGCTGCTGCTGGTGCTGCTGCTGGATTTGGAGTCATTGCTCCTGGTGCTCCAACTACTTTGATATCCTGTCCAGGTTTGAGGCTGGCTGCTGGATCTGGCGCCGATGGCGAAACAGCTTTAGGATCAACTACTGGAACTCCATCTTGTCCTACAGTGACCACACCTGGCTTTAAAGGCACTGTGACCTCAGGAGCAGGAGCACTGGGATTCTTAGGATCAGGCTGTGTGTAGGTCAATTCAGTACTACTTGCTTTAGTTACCTCAGCTCGTGATGGAGGAGCACCACCAGTTATTTCATAAATTTTCATATTGTTGTTCCAAACTCAACCTGTCGGCTTCTATATTACTTATGTGATTTCTAAGTTTTTCTATGTGACCTTTGGCTCGTAACACTTTAAACGCTATGTTTTCTGCACTGAGCTCGCCACCTGTGCTTAACCCGTGTTGACGTAATCTCTTAATACTGTCCAACACTTCTTTAACAGACTCTATGTCATCACTACGTAGGGCCACACGTACCTTACCCACAAATTGTTTATACTTTTCTTTTACTGAGGCCCTATCTACTGTGTCCTCCACAGTCTCTGGGATCTTTAACCAACGATCATCCAATACAGAATATATGCCTGCACTGGTATGTGGCTGCTGACTATCTTGCACATACAACTCTACATCAATACCTTTGATTTGTATGTTGTGTTGAAAATTATACTGATTCTTCTTTGCATCAAATAACTGTTTGAGTAGGATCTTCTTATCCTCAGGCATGTCCACTACAAGATGTAGATCAATATCACTGTTCCTACTATAGGTATAGCCAGCATTACTACCACTCAATGTGATGTCTTGTAAGTGTAATTCTTCAATGCCAATATACTCTATAAAATTCTTAGCTATCTTTAATAATGTATAACGTACAATGGGCTTGAGTTTGCCTTTATTCCATAATTTAAGATTAAGGCGTCGATGAAAGATAACTGCTGAACTGACAAGATCTTCGTGCATTGCATATTTATCTTAACATTTCAAAACTGATATTGACGCCAGGTCTAAACACACTGGGCTTGGTCTTAATTGTTTCAGTCAGTCCTGGTATATATGGCACTAGATCAAAGTCCTTTTTTAGTAAAGCTACATCGTCACCATCTTCAACGAACACAAACTCTAATTCAACATGCCAATCAAATACCCATATATTACATAATTCTTTACCTGTCATACCATATTTTTCTGGTTGATCTATAATAACCTTAGGAGGGTAGTCATAGTAAAGGTTACTACGCATGCCAACGGTTTGCACCACTGTGTCGAAGTTTTGCTGTTGGCTACGTGCTTGTTGTTTGTGTTCATCATTGCGATATTGACCAGTATTGGTAATATCCACAAGAGTATAGATTGTGTAACGCATTAGCTATTTAATGCGTAGTTAATGGTTAACGAATTATTTGCCTAGTACTCTAACTATCTCGCTTAAATGCCCCATTACAAAACCTATTACTATGGCAGCGCCCGTGATCAAATAAACCCATCTATTCTTAAAGTCTTCTAAATTATCTAACTTTTCAAGAACCTTAGTGTTGGCTTTTTTAGCTTCCTCTTTATTCACTTCTAGTCGTTCGTAGTAGTCGTCACGATTAGTCTTGTAGGTATCCAACATTTTATCTAACTTCTTGTCCATGTCATCACTGATTTGATTGATTGCCCCATGAACATTCTTCACATCGGTTTTTAAGTCGTCAATTTTTTCGCCTAAAAATTCTACTTTAGTCTCTACTACACCTACACGTTCTTCAATAGTGGCCATTATTATAGTCCTATGTATAAAAAATATTTATAGTTAGGTAAAAATTAGTTATATTATAATATAAGTGGCAAAAAAGCACACCGAAGTGTGCTTAATTGCTTCCCATCCCGATTGAGAATTAAGAGATGCCGTATAGGCTGGTTAACTGTGCTACTGTGACTAGAGCTGTTTCAGCAGCACCAGTAAAGTCACCTGTACCACCTAGAGCCTTGTCTGCTCTACGTGCTACGATGTCCGCGTCTAAGGCATGCCCATCACCTACGAAAATAAATGAAGCTGGACTTGATACGTTTTTGATCTCAAATAACGCTGCTGTTGTACCAAACTCTTGTGCAATACTTGTAGCTTGGCTGTATAGGCCAGCACTGTATGTAGGATCATCCGCATCAACTAAAGTGATCGGTGGGCTTTTAACTGTGATTTTGAACGCCTTTAATTGTAAGGTACTGTATAATTGACCTTTGCCAATTGGGGCTGGGTGTGCTTTGTAAACTTGTGGCATAATATTCTCCTCGTTGCCTTAACCCGTTAACTCTACGGGTTGTGTAAAAGTATTTACCAAATTTTAAAAAATTGGGCAACTTAGCCCCAATTTTGGTTAGATTGAACTCTTACTATTTTTACGAGTTTCGTGTACTTTGTTCATACCACGTTTGAATTTATCACTGTCACTGCTACGAATAGCATTGATAAATCTACGCTCCAACTCACCAGCAGTCTCTACATCATAGTGTTCTTTGATTAACTTCAATAAGTTAGCAGCACTGGCGATTAGGTTAACACCTTTACTTTCAATAAGGTGGTCCTTGTTACGGATCAAACTGATCTCATTTAGCTCTTCAAGAATACTTCTAGTGCTTTTCTTCATAGCCTTTCCCTTCAAACTATTTATAATAGCTTAACAAACTGGTTTAGTAAGCTGATAATGGTTGTATATTTCTTATGCAAAATCCTTGACTCTTGCTGCATTGCAGCATAAAATACATAAATACTCAGTAGAAACCATGAGTATCTACTTAACCAAAAGGAAACACAAAATGTTTATTTTTACAGTATTTGACAAACTAGTTGATTTATTGGATCGTTTTAGCAGTCATCAAACAGATTTGGAAAGATTTATTATCGCCCACAATCCCGCACACGGCGGTGATGTGGACAATCTTATCCGTCAATTCACATACGGTCGCAGAGGTGCATTATGAAATCGTTTTTTAATTTTATTAGTATATTTTTAAAAGAATTTAGTAGAGCCAAAGAAGCTACAGTGTTAGCGAGATTAGGAAAGTATGAAGCTGCATTATCTTTTTATAAAAGTTAAAAAAGTTATTATGAATCTACTAAATTTTATTATTGCAGTAAGATACTTTTTAAAGTGGAATTGTAATAATTTTGAGGTACATCCATGAAGATGGCCGCAAATAAATTTCCCAGAAAGATTTAAATAAACATATACTTTAAAGGTAAGATTATGTCTACTAAATTTTCGCATTCCAAAGCCTCCGAAGCAGAATTCAAAAGCGGAGGCCTAAGAGATTTTTTTGTTTATAGAGACTTAGGCGTAGCTGATGCTACTAATGGTAAAGTAGTTGCACACATAACCAAGGCCAACATGCCACCTGAACAAGGCACTGGGTGGCATACCCACGTGGCAGACTTTCAAATAGTTTATATGCTAAAAGGGTGGGCCAAGTTTATGTATGAGGATAAAGAAACACTGGTACAGGCAGGCGACTGTATTCATCAACGCCCTGGTATTGTACACTATTTGTTTGACTATAGCGAGGATATGGAGTATTTGGAAATTGTTGGTCCAGCTGACTTTGGCAGCGTTGATGCCGAAGCCCCTTGTGCAGTACCACCAGTAACCCCTTGGAGCAAGTAATGAAGCTGGTATACATACACGGTGCCAGTGCTACCAGTGACAGCTTTAACTATATCCGCAGTAAAGTAGGCAAAGGCATAGACATTAACTACGATAGCCGCAAAGGGTTTGAAAATAATCTAAGTGACATGCTAGAACGACTAGCCAATGTGGACGACATATTCTTTGTGGCACATAGCCTAGGCGGCATCTATAGTTTGCATCTTGCCAACGCTATCCCTAAGCGAGTACTTGGTGCTGTGACATTGAGCACTCCATACGGTGGCGCAGAAGTTGCTGATGTACTAACATTCTTCATGCCATTCAGTAGACTTATGCGTGACATAGGCCCTAGTAGTTGGGCCATGCGTAGAGCAGACTCTATTAAGATACAACATCCTTGGACCAATGTGGTCACTATGAAAGGACAGAGTCCTTTCATTCCCGAGGACAATGATGGAATAGTTACAATTAGCAGTATGAAACATCACATTGATATGGAGTTAGTTGAAGTTAACTTCAACCACTATGAAGTAGTATTGAGTGATGAAGTAGTAAAAATTATTAAAGAACGGATAGATAGAGTAAGGAAATAACTTGCTCTTATCTATTATAGCCTGTATAATAAATACATAGGCAGCAGGGTTGTTGCTTATACAGACATACACATAGGAGATTATTATGTCAGACTTTACCCCAAAACTTCCAGATGTGAAGTTCAATAAGAACGGATATGAAATCCGTACAGACATCCTCGATATGGCCAAGAGCCTTATGATGGAGGAATACCACGCTAAATTCCACGGTTGGGAAATCTCGGCACAGCGTGATGAAAAATCAGGACAAGTTATTACCACAGTTGGTATGCCACAGTTTCCTGGACTTGAGCAAGTGCTATCTACAGCAGAAAAAATGTACGGCTTTGTTAATCAAGGCACCAAGTCACGTTAATCATTAGTGCCTAGCACAATAGGGCCTTAGGGCCCTATTTTTATATCCAGTCCCTAGGCTTTAGATAACGCTCATATAATAGAGCTTCTGGAGAGTTGACTTCTGGTCTATAGTCATAACTCCAAGTAACATTGGGTGGCATACTCATTAAGATACTTTCTGTACGGCCACCGCTTTGTAGTCCAAACAATGTGCCACGATCCCATACTAGGTTAAACTCTACGTATCTACCACGGCGATATGCTTGCCATGCTCTTTGTTCTGGCCTGTACGCCGAGTCACGTCTACGGTGTGCAATGGGCAACCAAGCTGATAAAAAGTTATCACCCACTGCTCTTGTTAAGGCAAATGCTGTGTCAAAGTCTGGTGTGTCTAAGTCATCAAAGAATATGCCGCCTATGCCTCTAGGTTCATTGCGATGTTTGAGATAAAAATATTCATCACAGGCTTTTTTATAGTTGGCATAGATATCCTCACCGTATGGATGCAGTGCATCACGACAAGTACGATGAAAGTGTTCAGCATCATCATCAAAGCCATAGTAAGGTGTTAGGTCCATACCGCCACCAAACCACCACGTTGCTGGTTCATTGCTAGTGGCCTGTGCCACAAAGAAGCGCACATTTAAATGTACTGTTGGTACATATGGGTTGAGTGGATGAAACACTAGACTCATTCCCATTGCTTCCCACTTTCTGCCTATTAGGTGTGGGCGTGCTGCTGTGGCTGATGGTGGTAGTTGATTGCCTGTTACATGGCTAAATCCAACTCCACCTCGCTCGAGTAGTTGACCGCCTTCAAGTATGCAGGTTATACCTTCGCCAGTAGGTTTATTCCATTCATCATGTTTGAATTTGGCGGACTCTTCATTCATTTCTAACATATAAACTATGTTTTCTTGTAATCCAAGTAGCCAGCTTTTTACTGCTTTTGAGTCAACCATTCTTATTCCTTCCTCTACGCATATTGGCTTGCCAATGTGCTAGTTGTTTCTTACGTGGGCTAGCATTGCTATGAGTGATCTTGTCTAATGAGCTCAAACTGGCCTTTTTAGGTATACCGTGTCTAGCACTGTCCCCTTTGTCCTCAGGGTGCTTTCCATCTGCAAAGTTTTCAGCTATTGGGTTAGTTGGGTAACCAGAAACATGTTTTTCCCAATGTAGATGTGGGCCTGTCGAAGTGCCAGAATTGCCTGATAGTCCTACTACTTGCCCTTGAGTTACACGACTACCTGCTCGTACCATAACTTTAGACAAATGGAAGAACTTATGTACTTCACCATTGTCTCCTATGACTGTAACATAATTACCTTGGCTTCCTCGAGTGTACCCCGATCCCTTAACTGAACCAGACACTGGTGATTTTACTGGAGTGCCTATTGGTACACCAAAGTCTACTCCATTATGCTGACCTCTAGCCCTTCTTCCAAATGCACTAGTAATTGGGCCATTAACTGGTTTAGTTGAACTTGATGATCCCATAGACCTAGTTCTAGGCTGAGATTGATTGGATACTGGTCTTTGATTAGGTGTGCCATTTTTATTAACTATCTGATCACGGGGGCCTTTCATACTAGTTACAGCATCAATAGCACTCTGTGTATATGGTCCAATTTTTCCATCAACGCCAGTTGGACCCAAATTGTAACCCATTTTTTGTAATACTGTTTGAATTCCCCTAATTGCTGTAGGTGATTTATTAACTATATCAAAGAACCCTTCATCAAGCCTATCCAAATAGTTTTTCATTTTGAATAAACCATCTTGATCTAGGTCATCCAAATATCTATGTCCAGCAACGCGTCTAGTTAGTTTTAAAAAGGCTGGCTCATCATCCCACTTAATACCTTTCTTATCTGCTATTTTATGTATACTCTTTGGTGTTAGTTTTTTCTTTTGGCTCTCTGCCAATATGGTAGCGTGTTGGAATAGTTCAGGATTCATCTTAGCCCATAAACGCATGACCACAGCGGCTTTGGCATTGGCTTCGTTTTCTTCGTCACTGCCATCTCGACCACTATCTGGCTTTAATTGACCATTAATGTCCTGTTTGTAGTGAACCATTTCATGTGCTAGAGTACGTAGCACATCCATAATATGTCTATTACCAATGTTGATCTCTATGCCTGCTCCTGGCATATATCCACCAAAGCTACGACGTTGACTGGCCAACTTGGGATTTCTGTGTAATACAATTTTAGGTGGTTCTTGTAATCCTAACTTTTGACTGGTAAACTTCACAAAGGCCTTGATGATAGGTTCGCTGCCATCATCAGGTCTAGGCTTGTCAGTCAATTCTAAAAATTTCATATAAAGTTCTTATTTGATAATTGTTGTATTTGATCAGGATGTGTGCCTTCCATACGGGCTACACAATTAGGACATTCACAAGTATTACATTCACATTCTTTACACTTTGGTTTGTTGCAGTGATGTGCATGACCGCATAGTCTACAAGGTGTGAATAAGGTTTCAGTATCATCATTATCCAGTAGATCTAAAAAATTAAACATGTTAGTTCCTTGTACAAGTAATTATTTACTTAGCTCCAAGTACCGTTGGCTGAGTCAGCTCCAATTGGTCCTATGGGTAATAATTTAACGTAAGCGCCAGCTAGAACGCTCCATGTTATAGGAGTGGGTTGATCTTGGCTAATCATAAAGTTTAGTGAGCCGCCTGTGGTCACATCAATAGTACCCCAAATTGCATAATGTGCAAAGGCATTGTTAGTATCTGCCACTGCCTGTGCTGTGGTAAACAATGAAGTTAAGTTCTTACTCATCATGGTAATACCAGCACCATATGCATCAATGGGGTTAGTCTTGTTGGCAATCACTGAGTAATTATGCTGTGCTAGAACTAGGCCGCTATTTGTGGCCAAGGCATAACTTAACACACCTGCTTTATTAGCCTGTAAATTAAACACTAATTCATATTGATAACGTGTATTGGAAGTCACCGTAACACCATTAGTCAACCCAAACACACTGAGCAATGTATTCTTAGCACTGATCAATGTTGCTGAATTGTTTAGTACATAAGTTAATTCACTGGAGTTTATACTGCCGTACGTTGTTCCAAGACCCTGTAAACCTTGTATACCTTGGGCAGCTTGTGTTCCCTGTATACCTTGGCTGGCCTGCATACCTTGTATGCCCTGTATACCTTGATTGCCTGTTATACCTTGTTCACCTGTTGTGCCTTGGTTCCCTAATGTACCTTGAGTGCCCTGAAACCCCAGTGTACCTTGTGTACCTTGACGTCCTTGAATGCCTTGGTTACCAGTAATGCCTTGTGCGCCTTGTACTCCTTGACTGCCAGTAGTTCCTTGCGTGCCTTGAATACCCTGCGTGCCTTGGTTACCATTAATGCCTTGAGAGCCTTGAACACCCTGTATGCCTTGTATAGCTGTGCCTTGTACACCCTGTATGCCTTGTGGTCCATGTACATCACCTACATCGTTCCATTGTATGCCATCCCAAAAGTATAAGCTGCCGTCAACGATGTTAAGATATCCATCACCAATGTCACCGGTATAACTATTTGGGTATCCTGGTAAATCTGTGATAGCACTAACAGAACCTAATATTCTTACGCTAGTTCCATCCACTCCCTTAACACCTTGTACTCCTTGGATACCCTGTACGCCTTGAACGCCTTGTACGGGATTGGGTTTATTTTTAATATAATCTAATTTGGTGTTGTCTGTTTGAAGCCAATCACTTTGAATGGCTGCTGTGGTTTGTCTTGTATTATCCTGGAATGTAATACCTAAATTGCTAGCACCACCTGAAATTATACTCGGGAAAGTTATACCTGTACTGTCAATTCTTAAATCGGCTTTTTCTGTAGGTGTAATTGATCCAGGAACCTGTGTTCTAAATAACCAATATGCTGCGTTTGAACTAGTGGTAAATGCTTCTCCGGCTATTGCTGTTAATCTAGCACTGGGTATGCCAGGGGTGATACCCGATCCATGATATCCGGTGGCCGCTAATTGTATTATAGCATCTTCAGCCTGAACTGCTAATAGACTGGTTGGAGTACCTCGAAATCTACGACCCTGTAAAATAATTGAGTTACTGGTTGAAAAGTTGTCAAATGTTATAATTGTAGGATTATTAATCTTGCTGGTAAAATGCGCAACAGATCCACCTTCTGGTGCGGTCACTGGATAGACCGTGCCATCTGAAGTAGCGCTGACCGTCAATGCTGATTGACCTACAGTTAATGACCGAGTTTTAATTTCTGTTTTACCATCTTTTGTAACTGTAAAAGACGCATCGCCAGCAGTGGTATTGACTTCTAAAGGACGGTTAAGAATAAATTTTCCAGTGGCAGCAGTAGTACCAAGAATGATGTCGCGAGAAGGATTGGCAATCCTAATCTGATTATCCACCAAAGTGAACTCACCCACACTAAGTCCAGAACCATTCTGAACATATAACAAATTGTCCCTAGCACCAATAGCAATGTCCTTGCCCGATGTTTCATCAGTTACATATATGGTGCCTGGACCTACATATATACTTTTCCAACGTTTGGTAGGTGTACCAAGTGTACTAACATTAGTAGATACTGGCACTATATTGGTATTGATGACGACATCACCTAATCCACGACTATTTAAAAATATATCACTGCCTTGGGCACTTTGAAAGTTAAAGTTAGCCTTGACTAATGGCCTTAATAGATCAAAATTGGCGCCAATTAATGGCAATACCTGTCCCAATGAAGATAGATCCAATCCCACAATAACATAGTTGCTCCACTCAATGGGATCACCCTGCCCGGCTAATCCACGATCCTGTACTACACTGGGCACAATACCTACCCCTGTTAATACGTCATTAATCTCAATAGCACTGACAGGAATTTCACTAATGCTTGGCGCTAATTCAAACACGGTCCATGGTGCTTGAACTCCATTTATATTTCCATAACTACCAATTGGCAATTCATCATCTGGTCCTGTACTATAGTCCACTATGCTGACTAGTTCATATTGAGTGATATAAGCTTCAATATAGAGATTACTAGTTACAATATCACCATCAGTGCCTACTTTAAGACTGGGCACTTGTACACTGCCACCATTGGGATTCAGCACAATGTCAGCATCAACTACACTGCCTGATATGGTTTGTTCATCTGCACCTCCCACACTGAGGTTGCCCAAATCATTATATTGTTCTATTTGTGTGTTAACATACTCCGTTGTGGCATATTCAGATAAGTCCACGCTGATCTTGCCTTCTCCATCAACATAGATATTATCACCAACTTTAACACCGCCTAGTCTGGTATCTGTGGCAGGCAATAATGTATAGTCACTACCGGCTCCAGCAATGACGGTGCCACCTGGAGTGACGGTGTCTAATTGTATACGTAGGGTGTTGGTGTTGCTGTCATACCAAATACGATTGAGCTCGCCTATACGAGTATTGCCGTCTGGATAACTATGGAAACTGGTGAATAATTTTTGTGTGAAGGACACGGGCTACTCCCTATCCCTCGAAGGGCTCGTCTTCGTCTGCTACTATGGCTGTGAACTTGTCTGCTTGATTTGGCAACCCTGCCATCTTTTTCATTATTTCTATTTTTTGTTGCAATGGAGGAACCATTACTGGATTTGGATCCAATTCTGGATCTTCATGCTCGTGTTCATCATGTCCTGGCATTTCCACCGTTTGATGACCACCGTGAATATTAACTTCTACGCCGTCATTGTGCTCTTCCTCACCATCCATAGAGGATAACATATTCACGACGTCTCTTAAAAATTCTGCTGCTCTCATATTAGTATTTAGTAATTATTCTGCAACCCAAGGCCTTCCTTCGACTAGGCCTCCTATATTGTCATTGTCCACAACATCATTATCACTATATTGCGTAGGCAACTGCTCTAATACATATACAGATCTTGGATTGCCAACTCTTGCTCTGTCCAGTGCAGCCAAATCTAACTTGGCCCGTTGTCTATCTTCTTTAGTAGGTAAGTCACTTATTCCATTTGCTGCCATTTTTGGATTCCTCATTAATACTTATCAAATAAATAAACTACTATGATTAATAAAACACCATTTCACAAATTACTTAAGGATCTTAAAGATTCTGGCAAATACAGAGTATTCAATAACATCGTCCGTGAGAAAGGCGAATTCCCCAATGCTATTTGGTACGGTAAGTTTACTATTAAAAACATCGTAAACTGGTGCAGCAACGATTACTTGGGCATGGGCCAACATAAGGCTGTTATTGATGCCATGCATACAGCACTAGATCAAACTGGCTCAGGCTCGGGTGGCACTAGAAACATTGGCGGTACTAGCAGCTATCACGTAGCCCTAGAGAACGAACTTGCTACCTTACATAACAAAGCCAAAGCATTACTATTCAGCAGTGCTTATGTGGCCAATGAGTGGGCATTGATTGCACTGAGTAGGATTATTCCTGATATTCATTTCGTCAGTGACAGCCAAAACCATAATAGCTTGATCATAGGCATCAATCATAGTCGTGCTGCAAAGACTGTGTTCAAACACAACGATATGGAAGACCTAGAACGTATTTTAAAGGAAGTCAAAGCTCAAGGTCAAACTCCCTGTATCGTATTTGAAAGTGTTTACAGTATGGATGGCGACATTGGCCTAATTAAAGAAGTATGTGATCTAGCAGACGAATACGAAGCCATTACCTACATTGACGAAGTACACGCAGTTGGTCTATATGGCCCACAAGGAGGTGGCGTTGCTCAACAACTAGGATTAGAAAGTAGAATTGACTTGATCAACGGCACACTAGGCAAAGCATTTGGTGTGCAAGGAGGTTATGTTGCTGGTGACTCTGATGTGATTGATGCTATTCGTAGCGTGGCTGCTGGCTTTATCTTTACTACTAGCATGAGCCCAGTTAGTTGTGCTGGTGCATTAACTGCTGTGAAATGGCTGAAGGAACATCAAGAACTAAGAGACAAGCATCAAGAACGTGCTCTTAAATTAAAGGTAGCATTGATCGAAGCTGGTTTACCTTATATGGATATTTCCACATCACATATTGTTCCAGTGCTAGTAGGCAATGCTGTTCGTTGTAAAGCAATGAGTGACGCATTGTTGGATGATCATAACATCTATGTTCAGCCTATTAACTATCCAACTGTGGCTGTGGGCACAGAACGACTAAGATTTGCTCCTACTCCATACCATGATGATGGCATGATCGAAAAGCTGATCATTGCTCTTAAGGATGTGTTTAATAGATTTTGATTAGGACTGCATGGATGCTTTTAACATCCATCCATGCTTTCTATGAGCATCCATACGTTCAGCTAGGAAGTTGCTGAATCCATGCTCACCATATTGTTCCGCTGCATCATAGACCATTTTGAAAAGTTTAACCATCTTTTCATTGTCCTGTGCCAATTCCATTAACATACTATTTTGATCTAATATCTCAGTCTCGTCATCAACTTGTGATAACATACTGAAACGCTGTAAGCTGGCTGGGACAAATGTGCCTAGGCTACGAATCTTTTCAGCAAAGTCATCAATTGCGCCATAGACTTCCTCATAGATTTTACCAAACAAGTCGTGGTATTCTAAAAAGTCTGGGCCTGTGATGTTCCAGTGAAAATTGTGTGCTTTTAGATAAAAACTAAACTCACTGGCAAATGCTACTTTGGCTGCTTTATGTAATTCTTCCATCAAGTATTTATTTAAATGCTTTCAAGTAAGACATACCCCTCATCAGCATAGAATTTTGACACTTTCCTATTGTATTTAGATAAGAAGTCTGAGTTTAATTTATCGCTGACAGTTAGTCTATCTGCCCATATGCCACCTTCATATGGACCATCTTCATAAATTCTTAAATCATCACAAACAATAACATCTTCATATTGAGATCTTTTAGAAAATATAATATCTAATTCTTTTTCTAAGGGAAAGTTTACATCATGCTCAAAATTACTATTAGGGGGCCATGCTCCATAGTACCAGCCAGGCAAATGAGCATCAAGAAAAAATAATACACTTTGTTTGGGAAGATCTGGAATGATTTGTTTTAAGTAATCACTGGAGTCCATATGATAGATATTAGCATCTTTGTCTTTAAATGCTTGTTTACATTGATCGACAAATTCCAGTTTGACATCACAACTGTAAGCTGTTGTATATCCTGAGGCAAAGGCATAACTCAAAGACTCGCCTAAATAACAGCCTGTTTCTACAAAAACACTTTGATTGTATTGTTTCCTAATGTCTTCAAGACTCTTACACTTCCTACTAAACCCTGTCAACGACCCCATAGTTGTACCTTTAAAAATTATTATTAAACCAGCCTATCTTACGCCCTTCAGCAATTCTCTTTTCATATTCTGCTACACTACCGGGCCAGCGCCATGCCCATATGGCCACACACAACATAAAGATACCAGTGTATACGATGCCCCTTGTAGGCACATTGGTCAAGTACATGGTCAACAGGCTTGAGCTCATCATAATGATCATAAAGTATTTCATCTTAGTTGGAAATACTCTGCACTTACTCCAATTAGTCAAGAATGGTCCAAATAGTTTGTGATTGTATAACCAGGCGTGCATACGTGGACTACCCTTGGCAAAGCAATAGGCTGCAAACACTATGAAACAACTGTAGGGAATACCAGGTACTATGACTCCAATATAGGCCATGCCCAAACTTAAAAATCCTAAAGCTATCCAAAAATATTTTTTCATAGACTATTCCAAATTACTAATTTATATAGTCTAACCAACTGTCATGTCTAATATTAAATGGAATGTTTTTACGTTTATTGACCATTTCAAAATAGTCAGGGCGGTATGGCTTAATCTTTGGCTTCATCTTAGTGCTATTGCCTTTGGCACTATTGCATGGACTACAGGCTGTGACTGTATTTTCAAACACAGTCTTACCACCTTGGCTCAATGGTTTGACATGATCCAAGGTACAGTCACGTTTGTCCAATAATACCCCGCAGTATTGGCAAGTATGATTGTCACGTAGAAATACGTTGCTTTTGCTGAACCTAACAGAGGTTTTGGGCTTCATGTATTCCCTCAACATGAGTACCGCAGGCACATTGGTCTCCCAATCTACGCTATGCACTACCCAATTCTCATGCCAAGTTATTACTGATGCTTTGTCTAGGACCAGATAACGGATAGATTCCTGCCAATCAATAGTGCTCAGAGGTAGAAAACTTAATGGTTGTCCGTCAGCGTTAAGAACTAGAGTATCCATAAATGGATTCCAAAAATTGTAAAAGATACTGTATTATACAGTCTTTTTCCATTTAGGCAAAGATTGATTGGACAAAGTCCATACCACTTCGTTCTACGCTTTGAAGCCATTGATCCTTTTGATCATGTTCAAATACCAATTCATAATCAGCTGAGCTGACTAGCCAGCTATGATTGCGACTTCTTGGAGGGGTTCCTTGATACTCATCCATTAATTGACTTGGTGCCCAACCACACATACCTAGGAACATTCTAAAATGTTTTGGTGCATCACCATTGCCTAATCTAAACATTAGGTCATCACTGCTGCTTATACTGAAGTCATCATTGATCTGCATGGTATTACCACAAGACCACTCACTGCTATGTAGCATGGTCAATGCTTTAATATTGACTGGGCCACCAATATGTAAAAATCCTGGAATGTTGTATTCCTCGCCAACTTGCCTAGAAAAGTCTCTAATTAGAATGGTACTACGTTTGTTTAATAAGAGTCCCACGCTGCCATTTATGTGATCCTCAGTCATGAATATGACGGCGTTTTTCCAAAAGCCATCATCAATTTTGGGAGGGGCTATTAACAATTTGCCAGTAAAATTATCTATCATTGTAAGGATATTTATTAAGCAATATTGCTACTGGCATTAAACATGGCGACTTCCTCTCGTCTGCGTTGAACAAGCCCGCCCAATCTTTGACCGCCAGCAGTATTAAAGGTTAACATAGACTGTGCTATTTGTTGTTTACTTCTACGACCATTATCACTAACTTGATCTAACCATCCTGGACCGCCATTATACACAAAACTAGTTAAAGCATTAAGTTGATTGTTATTAAATCCATACTTATGAGTACGATCAAATTGTACTACAATATTATAAAATTCTTGTACCTGTTGCCTTAATCTACGATCCGCTTCCCTTTCATCAATTACTTCATTGCGACTTCGAGCTTTAGTCCCGTAGCCATTACTATATTGCTTATAATCTAGTTTGGCCCGTGGACTAAAAGTCTCTTTTTGTTTTATAAAATTTATAAGCTGTTCACTAGGTCTTCCAGATACTGATATTGAACTGGCGTTTGTTTTTCTATCAGTTTGAATATTAGTATTTGAAGGGGGAACTGTTGAGCTTGTGGATCTAGAATTTGACGTTGTTTTCGAACCAACTTTTGAATTTTTAGAGCTCTTTTCATCAGAACCAAAAATACCACTCAATTTAGATAATGGTTTTAGCAAGCCAGTTGCTTTACCGCCTGAAAACATTGACGTTATTCCAGTACCAATTAAATCATCCCATGCATGATCTTCATAATCTTCTTTAATTCTAAATTCTGTAAATCTCATCAGCCATTTCCCTTCCAAACAGGTAAGGGACCGCCGTAATTACCACCTTTGACTTTTTTACCTTTGACTTTTTGTCGCTTCTTATTAATAGTAAACTTCTTCTCTGTTTCCCTAGCTCTATATCCTTGACTGATACAACTGCTCAATTGGCTTGCGCCCAATTGACTATCTGGTTTGGTACTGGTGCAGAGTTTTCTACTGGCTGGTCCAGATTCTTGAATAATTTCATGTATCTTCATAAAGTTATTTATCGTGGTCCAGCCATTCGTACACATTCAACCAAGCCCTACTACCTATGGTAGACTTTAAATGTTTTAGATTGGCACAGACATTACTTCTATTCTTCACATATTGATCCTTGGGCATGGGCTCTGTGATAACAGGCACTCCCTCCTGTTCGGCTATGTACTCAGCAAGATCCAAATAACTATGACTTAATCCAGAACCCACATTCCATATGCCTGATCCCTTGACCTGTTGCATAAAGTCCCAATGTAATTTACATACATCGCCAACCCATACCCAATCTCTTTTGACTTTGTCGGCATTTTCCCATACTGTGATACGGCCTTCTTTACGTGCTTGTTGACGCCATTGATATATGGCATTGGTCTTGTGTGCTTTAACATGCTGCCATTTGCCATATACACTGAAGTATCTAAAGCCTTGTACAAAACTAGTATGAGCCTTTTGAAAAGCATATCTATCAAATAGATATTTGCTCCATGCATAGGTACTTAATGGATTGCAAGCTGCTGTTTCTTCAAAATTCTTAGTATCACCATACACTGTGCTGCTACTGGCATACTGTAGATTGACTCCTTGTCTTTGACATTCATCTAACAGCCAACAACTGAAGTCATAGTTCTTGCCCAATATGCTTTCCACATCTGAGTCCATAGAATCATGTACATCGGCTAAATGTATTACCCAATCATATTGACGCACACTGGGCTTTGTGCTATCATCCCATTCATATCCATCTACTTGCACACCTTCCTGTTTGTGTAGAAAGGACATCATGTTTCTTCCAACAAAGCCCAAGTAGCCAGTGACTAATATCTTCATAATACACTCCTTGGTGTTGACAGAAGCAAAGTTAACTAGTATTATTTACATTATGAATCAAACAGCATTTCCAGAACAATCACGTAGAATGACTGATGAAGAAGCAGAAACTTACTTCAGCATCATGCTAGATCAAATTAAAGAATTCAATCCCAATGAGATTGTGGCAGTGGCACGTAGCGGATTTAGCTATGCCATGTGGGCTGCCCAAGAACTTAAACTGCCATTGGGAGCATATTGGAGTGAACGTGCTGAATTGGTCACTGGCAGTGATCCAGAACGCATTGTGTTCATTGACGACAACATACTCAGTGGGAATACTTACAAGGATACTAAACTGTTTATGACGAGATATTATCCAGACTGTGAGTGGCGGTGGGCTGTATTATTCAGTGACTGGAATACTCCCGAGGATGTTAGAAACGAAATTATTCAAGGTGTTAGGTTGCCCTATTTCGCAATGGAACCTATTTGGGGCAGTAGGAAAATAAGTAAAAATTATGGAGTTAGATACAGAGATGAGTGAAGAACGTAAAAATAAAACCGCATTTGATTTTGATGGCGTATTTGTGCCAGACTGCGAAAAGATTCCTACTGTAGGTGATACACTAGAATTTTTTGAATTGACCATGTACATGAAACCAATTTTTGAACCAGTTGGTGAATGGTATTTGCTCACTGCTAGATTGGCCGAGCATGAAGAAATTACCAAAAGTTGGTTGCTCAAACACTTTAAGAATCAACCAAAAGAAATTTATCACAGCCGCACCAGTGATGAAGAGCCAGAAGCATACAAGGCTAGAATGATCAAAGAACACGACATTGATGTGTTTGTGGAAAGTGATCCTAGAACTGTACGTCATATCCAAAGAGAATATCCAGATATGGCTGTGGTACACTTTGCCGACTTTTGCCAAATGTACTTGAACTATAACGCAGGTACTTGACTTAGATAGCGTTTTCGCATATAATGTAAATGTTGCTAACTTACACACTTACAGATATGCGAAAACTACTTATTGGCTTGCTGGTTATTAATTTAACTGCTTGTGGCTCTTTGCCTCAACCACTATGCCCTGGAACAAGGGAATACGATGTTCAACATTGTCGTGGAGAAAAGGCACTTAGAATACCAAACTTTTATGGCGAAGCAGGTCAACGCAAAGAAAAATGTATGCAATGTATTGATGTAGATCAAAACTGCTACATGATGTCTGTACCAAGACAGTGTAAAGCCAATAACTGGAAGTACTGATGAAGATCACTAATGTGGATGTTGGCTTGTTCAAACTGCCAGGTGTTGTTCTTGATCGAGAAGAACTCAACGAAGAACGATTACTTGAAATACAGACTTGGTGCATGGAACATAATTGTGGCAAACAAATGACCGACATCATGTGGAGCTTCAAAAAAGCCAGTCATCGTGATCTGTTTATCCTACACTGGAATGATCAATGAAACCCTGCTTCCTATACTACGCCTCCAATAGTAATCAAGACAACAGCATCTGGGGCAACATGGTCAATTACTACTATGATCATGTTCATTTTGAACACAATATATCATTAAACCAATGGCTGGCCAAAGACTTTAAGGCTCGAGTAGATGGTGCCAACCTTGTGTTCGAAGATGAAAAATACTACAATTGGTTCATGCTGAGATTCCAATGAAGAAGGCCAAGTTAATTTGGGTTGAAACCGAAGATCCACTAATCTTGGCTGCAAGAATGGATGCTTACTACGTTTACGAGAACACAGAATGTGATCCAGTGTTTAACGAACGGACCATGGATCCCATACAGGCTTGGTGCCAGCAAACTAACTGCGGTGTACGCATCAGCTTTGACATGTTTCAATTCAAAAACCAAGCACAAAAGACCATGTTCTTGTTGAGGTGGGCATGAAGGTATTCGAGAAGTTCCATCGAGCCGACAGTCTGGTCATAATTCTAACGGACTTTGTTTACTTTGCAGATAATGCCGAAGCAGTGGATGAATGGTGCTGGCAAACACTTGGTTATCACCCTAGAGAGGGCATGATACTAACATTTCGTAAACCCAGTCATACTACATTGTTTATGTTGAGGTGGTCGTGAGTCATTTACCACGCAAAGGTCAGTATGAACTGTTCACCCATAACAATAAAACCTATTGCTTCGATGATGTTGAGTTTGACTGTGATCCAGCCGTAGTCGATGCTCCAGATGAAATGTGGAATTGGCTACGCAGTTATCCTGACCTATGTAAGCCCATGGATCATACCAATACTGCCTACTATTTAGATCCCAAATTATACTTAATGTGGAAACTTAAATATGCATACCGTTGATCGAAAAGTACAAGATTTTTGCCACAAGTATGAGGCTACTATAAAGCCCAGTCATAGAAAATGGCGAAGGTATAAACCTATACAGTATAAGGCCAACGACCCTTACTTACCTATAAATCATGAAGTGGTCTATGATGAAGAGCCCATGGTTGAATTAACTATGCCCGCGGATCGGTTAAGTGCCCTAATAGATTTGGAAGACTTTAAGGATCGTCTACAAAAAAATCTAATGAGTCCCGTACACAGTTCAGGCACGGCCTATCATATGCTTACAGAATACGAAGAAGAATGTCGCATTAGGCATACCAATCCTGCTGTACGAAAAGCCTATGAAAAATATAGAATGCTGTTAACACTGACTCGATATTGAGAAGTGAGGCGATTATGACAGTTACCATACCTTACGATCCATTTGGGGAACCAACGAAATGGGCTAAAAAATATTGTTCAAGTTATATCACTAACGATATGCATATGGATGGATACAATACATATGATCATACTAAGGTTGATTATCATTTTAGCGACGAAAAAGATGCCATGTGGTTTAAACTGAGATGGTCATGAACGTAGTAGTTAAAAACAATTGGATGGTCCTGCCTAAGAAGCCTGCACCGAACGAAAACTATAGTGTCTTGACCAAGGCAGTAGTCGACGGTGATCAGTGGTACACTGTTCGCTGTAGTAAAGAAGCATCTGTATGGTTTAGAGAAACATTTCCCCAGCATAAAGATAAACTATGGTTTGAAAACATAGATCAGCATTGGCAACTGAATAAGAATGTTTATGACATGCACGAAAAACTCTATACTATGTTAGTTCTGAGGTGGTCATGAATATTCAAGTAGAAGCCTGGCCCTATCATCGCAGTTATCGCGGTGATGTTTATAGAGTTAAAACTATGCCCGAATTCCATGCTATCATCGAATGGATGTGGAAAAATAATGTGGACTATTTACACGAGTTTACAGGTCCAGAAGGATACGGTTTTAGTGTAAGACCAAAAGGTCCTGGATATACAATGTTCGTGTTGAGATGGTTGTAATGGAAGTTAAGACTGTTTACCGAAATATGGCAGCAGGGGCCTGGGATGAAAAAGTCCAATGGTGTAAAGAAAATCTTTACCACGGGGGATACTATGAACCTAACTGGTACTTGCGTTATCCTTGGATAGAGTTTGATGACGAAAAAGAATATGCTTGGTTCGTGTTGAGGTGGTCATAATGAATCGAGTAAGATTGCCAGCATGGGAAGGTCCTGTGCTCAATGCTACTATATGGTTGAGGGAGCATTTGGACATGCCCGAATATGAAACATTAGAGCCTGCGTTTGCGGGATATTTTAATTGCCAAATAGTAACAGAGGACGATCCTGTTCATCGTCATATCTTTAAGGTCTATGCCGAGTTTGATGAACCTGTGGCTACTTGGTTCATGTTGAGGTGGTCATAATGTTTATTCATACATACAACAGCACCTATTGGAAAGTTGCCACATTTATGACACCTAAAGAAAATCGTAAAGAGATTACTAAATGGTGCTATCAAAATTTTGGTGCTCCTGGTATGAATACTCTCACTAAACAGACTCGGTGGAAAGATAGTATTCAATATGGTGAAGTATATTTTAGTAATCAAAAAGACCTTGTGTGGTTTATTTTGAGATGGTCATGATTGATCCTTGGCATATGCGAGTAATAGATAACTCTATAGTAGTCAATCGCAAACGGTTAGATGTAGACTTATTTGAAGTTATCCAATGGACAAAGAAAAATTGTCCACATTATATATGTAATCAATATCACGGTGGACATTATGGCAATGATCTAATTGATTTTTTATTTTTAGATACTGAAAAAGCCAAAAAAGAAATGAATTGGTTTTTATTGAGGTGGTCATGAGTCAAAAAGAAATTAAGGGTCTATATTTTTGGAAAGGCCGGTATAACCATTGTATACCTTGCGGACTAAACATCAAAGAAAAACTTTGGTGGCGTTTCATGCCTGGTGTTGTCATCAATGTAAAGTGGCCAAAAGGTATGATTATAGCAGGTCCCGGTCCAGAAGATACACGGTGGTATGATTTAGGTGGTACTGCTTATATTAAATTTGAATCGGCGGATCCGAACGATCACTATCGTCCTTGGATGGAAAAACATGTTGGTAAACAAGGGCGAGATTGGAATTGGGGACTGACTGGGAATGACGCTGCTGAAAATCGCCTAACCATAAAGATTAGACAAAAACATGCCAAGTATGCTACAATAGCAGCATTGAGGTGGTCGTGATTGAAGCTAAATTTCAGTGTATGAATCCATATGTAGTAAGTAAAATGCTGGATTGGTGCGATCAACAATTTGGACAAATGGCTCCTGACCTAGAGTATGTGGGTAGCCAGTTTAGATGGGGATTTCGTATTATGTCTCAAGAGATGCTGTTTAAGTTTGACAATGATCGAGATTATGCTTGGTTCGTGTTGAAATGGTCATGACGAGATCGCAATTCGCCGAACATTGGAATACCATTAGAGCCGGCCTCGGTGATGATGACAGCCCACTATGGGAAGCGGAATTCGATTGCTCTCCATGCCAATGGTTTATCAATATCCCTCCCATACAACCTGCTAGTGAATTACGAACTAGGGATTATCCTTGGGGACACAAGTCATATTTTTGGTCTTGGTGCAATCAAACGCTTCAAGGGCAGGTTCGATGCTTCAGTTGCGATATTGACGGTATGAGCGAATGGTGGGGATTTACCAACGAAAAAGACATATCTTGGTTCATATTGAGGTGGACATGAAGCCTTGCGAATTACAAATAATATTAAGTCGAGAATACAGTGAATTTGGGCGTCATGTTCCAGTCACTCTTACACCAGAAGCACGATTTGTCACGGGCAATGCAAGACATGACGCTCAGATACATCGTATACTAGTCGAATACGGTATAGAACTTGATTTGAATCACAAACTCCACAGTATTGAAGACTACCGCATTGTTGATGAAAAGAAATTTATGTGGTTCTTGTTGAGGTGGTCATAATGGCTGAAAAAGTTTTTATAGAACGAGGTTCTTACAAATTGATCAGCGACGAACGTGACGTAATGCTGCCTATGGGGTTAACCAATCAAGTCGAAGAATGGTGCCTAAATAATAATATTACGGCAGAACGGGTTCCACGGCAATTAATAGGTCAAACCGCATTTGGTGTCACACTTTGGCGTATCAAAGATGAAAGACAACGTATGTGGTTTACCTTGAGGTGGTTATGAAATTTCGAATCAATCGAACAGATAGAAGGCATACTGGGCACGAACAATTCCAATGGTATGTACAGACGTTTGGTGACAAACTACACCATAACCAACACGAAAAACTAAAAGCTTTATTTGAACTAAGAGAGTGGGCGTGGACTACTTGGGGACCTAGTTGCGAACGTGACTACTGGCTTCACATCCTACGCTACAATACAGAGCATACATTAAATACTCACTGGTGCTGGCACACTGATTATGGTGAATGCAAACTATATCTCCGCACCGACAAAGAAGCCAATTGGTTCAAACTGAGATGGCAATAAAAGGAAAAATATGTTAGATAAAGTCAAAGCCTTTTGGCGTAATAGTTATACTTCAGATAGAACTGCTTTCTATTTGGAAATGATGGCATCAATATTTGTAGTAGGCACTACATCGAGCATTGCTTGGTTTGCTCAACACCCACCCATGCACTTGATTTATCCTGTGAGCTTTTTGGGTGCCTGCTTTAGCATCGCCGCATACTGGCGTAGACAATTGGCTTGGCCCTTCCTGCTTACTTGCTATTTTGCTTGCATCCACATATTTGGATTTAGTCGTGCTATGGGTTGGGTTTAATGGCCAGTTTGTTTAAATTCCCAGAGGAGTTGTCGAGGGCAGAATTTGTACGAATGATTCCCAAACCTGCTCGTATTCTTGAGATTGGGCCTTACAACAATCCTGCATTGAGCAAAACGGACTATGCCAATCTCAAGTATATGGATGTGTTTACCAGCGAACAGATTAGTCTTGATCAAGCTCGCTACACGCATACCGTGGAAATACCCCAAGAGATTGACATCATTGCCAATCCCTTGAACACTCCTACTTTTAGTACAGATTTAAAATTTGATTTCATCTTCAGTGCTCATAATATCGAGCATCATCCAGACATCATCGCACACCTAAATGAAATAGCCAAGGTAGCTGCAACACCCAATACCAAATACTTCTTAGCTGTGCCCGACAGACGTTATTGCTTCGATTACTATAGAACAGAAAGTTCTTTTATTGAAATGATTGATGCACATGATAGATTAGTAAAAAACCCCACATTGGAATCTTATCTCAAGCATAGACTTTACGCCACACACAATAATATCTATGCTCATTGGATGGCAGAGCATGGTGAAGATCCTAGAGCAACTGCATTTGATTTAGGCCGAGTACAAAAAGTCCTTAAAGAGTATAAAGAACAACCTGATTTTGCCGATATTCATTCTTGGGTCTTTACAAATGACAGCTTTATGCGTAATATAAACATGCTAAATGATCTGGGACTACAACCTTGGCGTGTTGACATAGTCTCTAAACCACAATACATGACGCCAGAATTTTATACTATTATGAGTTTAACAAAATGATTAGAAACCTTATGTCCCATACACAACATATCCATGTAAATCGTTCAGGGAGTGGTGGCCCATATATCAGTCCAGGTGCCAATGGCGCAGGGCTAGTACGCTATAACCCCAGTATGAATAGACTAGAGGTCAATGACGGTTCAGTATGGTTGGAATTGGTAAATCAAGACTTTACATTGTCATTGAGCGATCAAGCCACAAGAGCTATTAGTTGGGCAACGCAAAAAATGATGGAAGACGAAGAGCGCGAACGTCGTGCTCGCAACAATCCTGCTCTACAAAAGGCACTAGAAGCTATTCGTCGTGCTGAAGATAACTTTGAATTGATTGAACAACTTGTGGGCAAAGACGGTGTCGACTACCACAGAGTCTAACGTCAAATGTATTGTACACAGGATTACCTTAGGTGATGTAGACGATCCAGAAGTCTACATTGCCCTGCCCTTATACTCTTGGCAAAATAGTGAAGAAGGTAATTGGATAATGACTCACTCTGTGGAACCGCCTTACTGGAAGACCAGTCCATTTCCAATTACTGCATATGGCATACAATACGATATTGTGGCTGTGTTTACTCCCAAAGATCATACATTCTGGATGCTCAAATGGGGCGCCAATAAGACTTGACATAGTGCTACTCTTCTAGTATAATTACTAGACTAAAGGAGTTAACTATGAGTGATGATAAAACCGTTGACCGCTTTGATCTAGAACAGAGCATCCAACAATGTTGGGGTATTACTGACGACATCATGCTGCTACTTGAACAAGAAGCTGGACCAGATGACTTTGCTAACTTGGCTAGTTTCTATAACTTTAAATTTGAAAAGCTTTGGAAGACTTTTGAAACTATGGTTGCCACTAAACAATTTGTCGAGACACCACAATGATCATTGAACTGGATCGCGAAACTATCAGCGACGAACTCTACAACAAATTGCTCCAACACTTTGTTAACAAGGCTGTAGAGCAGGGTGTGTTTGTGACCAAACATACTAAGTTTGAAGATTGGGTATTAACTGCTCGTGTAGAGACATTAGTACATTGATGTTAAACAACATACTAAAGTGGACTGCCTGTGTCCTATGCTGCTTAGGCGCATTGGGCACCAGTCTACAAAAACTTGACATACTGGCTGCTAGTTCACTGAACTTAGTTTTTTTAACTGTGAGTGCTGTGCTCTATTTGATTTGGAGCATACGTATTCGTGAACCTAACCTAATCATAGTGAATGCTATGGTTCTAGTATGTTGGGGCATAGGACTTATACCAAAATGAGTAAGATTAGATACAGCACTAATTGGATGGGCCCAGTCAGTATGAATTGGTATGAACAACGCGGCCTTGTTGAAACTAAAATAGTCACACTGGAGGAGGACTCTGCTTTCAGTGGACTTAAGGCCGGTGATCAATATGAGTCCCGAGAAATTACCACCCACTATAGTTGTGGCCGCATTGACATCATGGGCACTGATGATCCCTATGGTGATGAAATAGGCGTACCTCCCATGATCAGTGAGGATTGGGCAAGGTTTGGCGCTTGGCTAGAAACTTTTGAAACCGATGCAGTTTGGACATTAGATCAGCTTGTATGGATGTATGAACAAGCCAACCCCAAGATTAGATGGGAAAGCGATAATAAATAAACTTATTCGATCCAGTAGTTTAATAAAATGAAAGCAGACGATCTGTTTGAAATGAGCAATATATCCAGAGAAGAATCTGGGTTACCTGTTCGTATTTGGGTTAGTAGCAAAATGAGTGCCGCCGAGCGACATGGCCCAAGAGTAAAAGTTGAACTACCAGGACAAGGTAGTCCCACTATTCCAGTTTTGCTTAAAATGGATATTACATCGGAAGATGTTGTTGGATACGATAAACTTCCTGCAAAAGTTTTAAATCCATTGCGAAACTTTATTAACCTAAATTACGATATTTTGATTCAGTATTGGAATGATGAAATATCTACCAAACAGATGATTCTGTCTATTAAAACTATTGCACGATGATTGAATGTTTATTATTGGGTGATAGCATTGCTGTGGGCCTATACCATCATGTGGCTCCATGTGAGTCACTAAGCAAAGGTGGCTGGAATACATATCAATGGAATAGAGACTACCTCAAATACGACCTCACTGCTCAAACGGTAATCATTAGTTTGGGTAGCAATGATCATAAGCACATTCGAACACAGGAAGAACTGGAAAAACTAAGATCCAAAGTTCAAGCACATCGAGTATTTTGGATCCTACCACATGGCAACTTGCCTGCTGGCGGTGTACCTATTGAAG